ACGTGACCAACGAAGTCGACGCCGCGATCCACGGGTTGCAGGATGGTCTTCGTCGGGTTCAACTTGGCGCCAAGGCTCGGCAGGAATGCTTCGACCTCAGCCTTCCAAGCGTTGAGCTGTTGCGGAGACTCATGCAGGAACACGAAGTCGTCGACGTAGCGGATGTAATGCTTGGCGCCGAGCTGGTGCTTCGCGAACTGGTCCAGCGCGTTCAGGTACACGTTGGCGAAGAACTGCGACGACAGGTTACCGATCGGCAGGCCAAGGTGCGCCGGCTGCGCGGTGAGGCGCTTGTGCTGCGGTACCCGGTTGAACAAATGGGCCGGGCTGCGCACCTCGTAATTCTCGCGAGGGTCGTGCATCAGGATCTGTTCGGCGAGTGCCAACCACCATGGCTCGGTGATCTTCGTGGCCAACTGTCGGCGCAGCACCTCTTTGTCGATCGCGACGAAGAAGTTGGCCAAGTCCAGCTTCAAATAGAAGACCGGCTTCGACCAGTTCTGACTGGCGCTGCGAATCTTCGCCTCAAGGCGCTTTGCGGCGTACAGCGTGCCGCGACCGGGAATGCAGGCGCAACTGTCCGCTATGAAGCTGGCGTAGAAGCGCGGGGCCACACGGTTGTACAGCAGGTGGTGGACGACGCGGTCCCGGAAGGCTGCGGCCCAAACCTCGCGGGCTTTCGGCCGAGTGACCACGAAGCATATCGATCGGCCTGGCCGGTAGGTGCCGGCGAGCAGGTCGTCGTGTAGACCGATCAGGTTCTTTTCCAGGTCCATTTCGAAAGCCAGCGCGCTGGCGCTGTTGCGCTTCGAGCGCCGGCAGTCGTAGTAGGCCTGGACCAGATCGCTGAACGGGTAGGGACCAACATTCGAATCTGCGGACGGGGCGGACGCGGAGCTCGTTGTACTTGTCGTCGCTGACCTGATAGCCATCAGCGAAGTTCATGTTGAATGCGTTGTTGGCGGAGCGCTGCGACCTATCGTGCTATCTACGTCGCCAAGCCGAAGGCAGAGCCGATCAGCAAGGAAACTGCGCGAGACCAGCACGGACGCTTTAGACCGTCGGTATCTCTGATGCGCATGGCGGTGACCCAGAGGTCAGCGGCACGACCAGATTCAATTCGCACAGACCTGAAAGCCGTGACTCTCAGGTGGCGGGCGCGGTTGGGGTGGAGCGTTTCCAGGCATTGGCCTGCTTGCCGATTGAGGTGGTGACCTCGATCGCGGTGGCGTGCTGCCCGACACTGATGAACCGACTTTCCTTGAAAAGCCGCATCAGGAACTCGATCACCTGGACCTTCTCAACCAGCAAGGTCAGATGTGGGTGCTTGTCCCGGGTCGAGTTAGCCCGGGCAATCAACATCAGCACGTCGATGCACTCGTCGATGACGCGCTTCCCGAGAGACTGCTTGAGATCTCGAGGAATGTTGCGGGTGAGGTTCGTGGACATCTGAAGCAGGCCCAGCGAAGCCTTATAGATCGATAGTTCTGTGTGCATTCCCATTGCAGTGAATCTCCATGAATAGCAACCGGCCGCAAGCGACCGGATTGAATAAATGAATCAATCGAATAATTGGCTGCGGACGGGGCGGACGCGGAGCTCGACGCACTTGACGCTGAGGCTCTGAAGGCCATCATCGAAGTACATGAAGAATGCGTTGTCGGCGGAGCGCTGCGAACTCGACCAGTACCAGGTGTCTCGGAAGGCTTCAGCACCACCTTCTTGGAAGGCTTCCAGAGTGGTCTGGGTTGGCGATTTATCGCTGTACAGTAGGCCTACCGGCTCGCTGTTCGGGTTGTCACCATCGCGCCAGCCTGCCCAGTTCGTTTCGGTGATCGGCTTGAAGTGGCGATACTGCAGCTCTTGTACGTCGCGCGCCGGGATTGCCCAGTCGCTGAATCCGCCGATCACCAAGGCCAGAGTCTTCTGTGCCAGTTCGCTACCAGCAGCGGCCATTGCCTCGGTGTTGCCGCGACTATCAGTGAGGCTATCGGCGCCCTCGATCTTCACTCCGTACTCGCCGTAGGCACCGGTCAGTTCGTGCGCGGCGCCGGCGGTGATGTTCAGGTAGCGCTTTCCCGTGTCCGGGTCGCGGGTGATGCCAGAGAAGAAGCCGCCACCGTAGGGCTGGCCAATTTCAGGGATTGTCATTGCTGGCGCTGCTTTCTCTACTGCGGACATGGTCTTTCCTCTTTTCGAAGGCAACAAAAAGGCGCTGCTGTGCCCGGTGCCGGATCAAGAATGGATGAATGAAGGATTAAATAAACAATCTGCGGACGGGGCGGACGCGGAGCTCGTAGTACTTGCCGTCGCTGACCTGATAGCCATCAGCGAAGTGCATGTAGAATGCGCCGTTGGCGGAGCGCTGCGCACTCGTCCAGTACGCCCCTGTGGTGATCAGGCCGTTGACCCACACCTGGTGCATATCGGCAGGTGAACCCAAGAAGAAGTCATGGTGACCGTCGGAGGTGTACTTGGCGGCAGCATTGGCGGCAGGATGATCACCTTCCGTGAGAAGGATCTCGGTGTTCCTCATGCCGTCCCATTTACTGGTGGCGCCTGACTCGGTTCCGCGACCGCCCCACGCGTGCTCACCGACGTCTTCAGTGGCGAGGATGAGGTAGTGCGCAGGGATATTGCCGCGAGCCGGAACCGGACCACCGTTGATGCCGCCTTGGCCCGGCCAGTACTCGCCGAGCGCCGGGATGGAGTAGGGCGCAATCGGTTGCACGTTGGCCGCAGGTGGCAACACCTGAGCAAACACGCTGGCCATGGCCAGTTGCGCGAGGGCAGCTGCTGGCATCTTGATGGTGGACTGCCCATGCTTAAGGGTGATCATTTCAGATTTCAATTTCATGCCATAACTCCCTGAGTAATTAATCGCGTTTTGTGTGTGCTGATGCATTATTCAGTAGTTACGACATTAAAGCAAGATGGCTGACTGCTCATGCTGTCGACCAACCGGCGCCTTCACGGCAATCCAAAACTCTCCCTAGGTGAGGGCCTTCAGGAAGATGAGGTGATGCGTGATATTTTCAGTCATGGCCGCATGATGCGGTCAAAACGGACAGTCAATCGTGGAAATGGTATGAGATAGGCTAGGACTGCGATCTGCCCACTTCGCACCATACGCCCGTATAAATCTGACGCAGCACTAGCACCGAGTGCGATGAGGTAGGCGTGAAGCTAGCGCCTCCGTTTAAAAAGATAGTTGAGGCATTGTGTTGGATCGTCGTATTAGTATTACTGAAAGTGACTGTCAGCAATTGCCCGATTCGACCACCTAGAATGGCGGTAACAGTCACCGCACTTGCCTGGTTAAAGTTCAGGATATCGGCTGAAGCCAGTCCGGTTGTCGAGCCCAGTCCTATGGATGGCGTACCTCCTAAGGTGGCGTAAGAGATTCGTCGGATATTCCGCTCCCAAAGACCCATAACGGCGCCCGCATCAGGCCCGGCATTGTTACTAAAATTCTGGTCAAAATGAGAGTCTTCGAGATGGATACGGTTCTGCGCCGTATAGCCCCCCGTATAGTTAAATCCGTAACCAGAGGCCGCACCGTACGTCGACACGGTTCGGAAATAGGGGCGGCGCACGTGTAGATCTACAGCACTGGCAGCGTTAAAGAAATAGCCGCTGTTAGAGGTATTATGCAAACACATATCGAATTCGATGCCTGCGCCATCATTGACGTACACGTCGAATTGATTCGTGGATCCGTCCGCTATCTTGCCATTGTTCGTAAAATAATTATTGACGAACTTACAATTTCTAGGCAGATCATTCCCGCCTGCTGAGTTCACGTGGACCGCGTTATACCGGGCCTGCTCAACTTGGAATCCGATGAATTGGGTATTATAGACACCAGCTCCTAGCGTCACACCATGATCACTTGAATAACTCACCTGCCCGCCGATAAACACTAGTGGTCCAAATGTGCCCTGGGTCACGCCATTGCGACCCAGGTAGATCCCGTTAGCTTTATAGACGTCCAGATTGGTGACGACCCACATATTGATCTGGCCGCCGCTCGTATCACTATGCAGGTACAGCCCCTTGCCGGTCCAGGTTCCATCGGATGGGTCGTCACCGCGAATCTGGACGTTATCGACGCGCACACCCCAATCGTTCTCGCTGTTCCACCCATAACCAGCGCCGTTGCGCTGCCGGATGAACATGTTATTCAGGCTAACCAGCTCTGTGCAATCCTGCGTGTGCAGCACGCTGGCCGAGGTTGTCGCCCCTACCAGGTTTACCCGCTCAAGGGTGACGCACATGGCCGTACCGCCAGGAGACGACACACTAAAGACCCCCAAGATTCCCAGCAAAGTACCGGTAGATCCTGCCGCATGCACCAAGGCCGAGCCTTGGGGCTCCTGCGCTCCGGTCGCAATGCCGGCTGCATTCCCCATAATATGAATACGACCTGGTTTTGCAGCATACCCTGGGTTTAAAGTTGCGTCGTAGTAGCCGTAAAGGTCTCCAGTACGGTATTTCGCTCCAGCTTTAAGGCGGATAGATCGCCCTGCAATTGAGGCAAAATTGAGCATGTTCTGAAGTGCAACGGTATTTAAGGTTCCAGTACCTGTGGTGTAATTGTAATCACCGACTGCTCCAAAATCCTCTGGTGACAAAGGCATATCAAGCAATTTTCCCAGAAAGCTGCGGGCAACCGCCCCCGTTCCAGATTGGATAAATCCAAGAAAAGCACTTGTGACAAATGTTGCTATATTAGCGAGTGTCGTTTGCAGAAGCCCGACACCGCGGCTGGCCGGCAACGATTCCGAGCCAGTCAGCGTCCCTACATCTGGCGCAGTGTTCAATCCTTGCAGAAATGCCGCAAGAACGCGAGACCCACTGAAGTACAGATTAGTGGCCCCCTCGGTTACCGCATCCGTAGACCCTGGCGAAGCAATGATCGGTGCATAGGCCGATCCAGCCCAGCGGAACTGAGAACTGGTTACGCCGCCAGATGTGTAAGGAGTGTCAGTGACGTAAATCTTGCCTGACTCGCCGGTCACCGGCAGGGATGCGAAATCGGCGAACTCCAGGACGTCGTCAACATAGGACGGCAGCTGCGAAGACGGCACGACCCCGCCGACCAAGCTGGCGATTGATACGCCGACGGCCGTCGGTTGAACTGCGGTGTCAGCCTTTACGCCTTGGGCCGCCGTGGCAGCGCCAATGTCGGATGGGGCGGACGGGATAGAAGGCTTGCTCAACAGATCGCTGTAGGAACCGGAGGTGGCAACTATAGCTAGAGCGCCAGGCTGTACAGCTGTGTCGGCCTTGGCACCCTGCGCAGCTGTCGCGGCTCCGATATCAGATGGAACCGAAGGGATCGCCGGTTTATTCGACAAATCGACATAGGAACCAGACGTCGCGACGACGGATAGGTCGCTTGGCTGAACCGCGGAATCTGCCTTACTCCCCTGCGCCGCAGTAGCCTTCCCATCCAGCGCCGATTGCAACCCGGACACAGTATCAATCGCCTGCGTCCCGGTATGGTTCGAGCGCGCCCGAAGAAACACATCTGTCGAGTTAGCTGTCGCGCCGATCTCGATTGTGGCTAGTTTCTCATTGATGGCGGTCAGGTCTTGGATAGGACCCGGCGGCCCACGCAGCTGACTCTCGATCGTCCTGATGCCGAAGCCCTGAATGGATGAGGCGTCCACCGTCTGGATGGTGAACTTCAGGTTTGTGCCGGCCAGGAGCATTTCACCCGTTGCAGTGATAGTGCCCAGGCGACTGACCGTAGCAATGATCATGGAGCCACCCCTGGCGGGGTTACGGGCTTGATCACCTGAATTTCTTCAGACGCAGTAGTGGTCACCTGATCGGAATCGGTAGTGTATCGGATGTCGAAGTAATATGTCCCTTGGGGCCACAACGTCGAATCACCTTTCAGCAAGATTTTCCCGCCGGCGCGATCCGTGTATTCAATGACCAGTTCAGCGATGACTCCTGAGCTATTCCCTACGCACGAGCGAATAGACCACAGCGTCAAGTCTTGTGAATGCCCGTCCACGGTAATATGTAGTGGCAGGAGAAAGCTGTCGCCTTGTTTGATGATCATCGGTTCTGGCCCGCGAAACTGAATGCTATGGGCGCATCATGCCGTCACGATTTGCGGGCATAAAAACCCGCACATGGCGGGTTTTAGATTCAGGTTTGTTTTTTTGGCGGGACAGTCGCTGCCAAATCAGTTAATGCCCCGATGAATAAGCGCCAGACCCAATGGAAAGGCCGATCAGCCTCGCAGTGATATCTTGGGCGCGAACCTTGATTCCAATAACAGGATTCTGGCCTGATCGGCAGATTCAGCACCCAAGAAAGCATCAAAATAAATAGGGTCATTTCAAAATCCTTGGCTTTAAAAAACCCGGGCTGTTTAGGCCCGGGCAAGCCTGAGTTTGCTGCATGACGGGGATACCACCATATCTCCATCGGGAACCTGACTCGGAGGGATTCGAACCCTCGTCTGTACATGACAGCCAGTTGCTACTGGACTTTAAACCGCTCAGCCACGAGACAGGTTCCCGATGGAGACTTTCCGCATCTGCGGGCTGACTACCTTCCCAGTTATTCCTGGCGGGTCTGTCGGTCAGTATCACCGAAGATTTGAGCGTCGTACGACGAATCGTAGAGAGGCTTATCGGTTTTGGCGCTGGTTGTATGGCGACGAGGCAAGGACTCGAACCTTGATCGCACGGCTTTGGAGGCCGGCATGCTGCCAATTGCACCACCTGGTCAGGGTATTCAAATGCGATTCAGCGCAGCTTTCAAATTAGATCCAGCGTCGAACTTCGGAATCTTGGCCGCCGCGATCTGAAGCGGATTGCCATTCTGCGGATTGCGACCAACACGGGCTACGCGATCAGTGGACCGGAAGGTACCGAAGCCGATCAACCGTACTTCTTGGCCGTCAGCCAGTGCGATCTGCACCGTTTCGAGAAGAGAGTTAATCACGTCGCGGGCCACCACTTTACTGACGGCTGAGCCGCGGGCGACTTCGTCGATGAGCTCTTGTTTGTTCATTTGATACCATCCGTTTTGGTTGAATTTTGGTGCAGATGGCTGGCGCTGAACTCCAGCATTCGTAACGTTCTAGTGGCTGATCGCTCTATCCACGTTCCGCTATGTACTGGATTTAAAATCCAGCTCTTGCGTATCAGTCTACGCATTTATCTGCATCGGTAACCGCTCCAATCCCGCTGACGCCTTGAGCCAATCGTTTTACGGTGGCCTGTACTTGCGGTTTTGTGCGCTGAGCGGTTACCGATGCAACCTCTTTCGAGGTAATCGGGATACAGAAGACCTTGAGCTATTCAACCACTACCGGGCAAGGGCCCCTGGTCCGTGATGACCGGACTCAAGTTCGTCTACTCGACGCAGCGCTCTCTCTTTCTGCATCGGAGTTTGATCTGTGACTACTGCTGACGTCTGCTTGCGGCTACCGGTGCCACCCGGAAATTTGTGCGCTCGGTCACAGCGTTTTCATTCAGATCAAACTCCGATGCAGCCTGGTCACCCAGGTCATATCGGTGCAGTGATTCTGTATCCGAAGTAGGTCGGATCGGGATGCAAGCCCATTATGCCAGTCAGCCACCTATCGGCCTGTGTCACCCCCTCATGACGCGTTCGGGGTCTTACGCGGCGATCCAGACTTATTGAAAAAGATTCCAGGGTCGCATCTCTCTTTTATGGCTGGCAATGGAGGATTCGAACCTCCGACTTCCCGGTTAACAGCCGGGCGTTCTACCGCTGAACTAATCGCCAATTTGGTTGCGAGGGCTGGAATTGCACCAGCGACCTTCGGGTTATGAGCCCGACGAGATACTACTTCTCCACCACGCAATAACTTTGTATTCGTGTGATCCCTGACCTGACGAGTGCATCAGGACGAGTGAGTTCTTCAACCAAGCCAAGAACCACGCGAATAAAAAGTGTGCCTGTCTTTCCAAGCTGCCAGCGACCCCTACTTACTGATCCCGCCATCCCACCACAGCAGGTCTATCAGTGTTCAAGGACGGTTCCCCGGGCGGAACACAATGAGATTGAACCCAGTACCGTACTGCGTGGGATTTTTAGCCGCCCTCTCCACGCCCTGACGTCCAGCTACCTAACTCTTCGTGGAAACAACACTTTGGGTCAGCCCTGCTGGCCGGGGTACTACCCTCAACTCTCAATCAGTGAGTGCACAATAAAACAACGCGAGGATGAATTACAACCCCGCGTCGTTATCAAATACCGTTATTTTTTCATCGGTGGATCCGATAACCGTATTCCGGCCGTATTCCTCGGCGGCGGCCGTTATGGCAGCGTCCACTGTCTCATGGGATGGCATAGCGGCCACGGCGGCCAGATCGACATAGGACCCAAGAATCGGCACTTGATCTTGATCATAGAATTTCTTCAGAAATTCTTTGATGAAAAACCAGTACGCACCAAAATTCCGGTATGCCTGAGGGTCTTGGACCAACAATGCTCGAATGTTTTCTGCATATTTTGGGGGCGTCGCGATCTTGTGGACTATCTGTTCTTCCATGAGCTGATCAGTCTGCTCTGACAGCTGAACTTCGGCTGGTGGTTCAGTTTCTACGATTGGCTCGACTGCCACCACTGGCTGCTCAATCGCTGGCTCAGGCTCGGTGCTGACTTCGTGCACAATCGGAGCAGCAGCGACCGGTTCAGCAGCTAGCAACGGCTCCTGCTTCTTCACCCCACGAATATGCCTGGCGATCACGGTCCCGTCCTTGCGGACATGCGGGGCTATCAGTTTATGGCTGATCAGGAGCGCCTTGATCATCTGCGGATCATTCTTGGTGGCCCGGACCTTCACCCGAAACTCTTCGATCGGCATGGCGATAATGCCGCCGAAGAAACGCGGATCATCGTAGTGGTTCAGGTAGGCCTGTTTCGCCTCTTCCATGCTGCCAAATCCTAGGAAGATTTTATCCTCATCGAAGACGTCCCAGTCTTTGCGCTTCATCTGGCGGACGATATAGACCTCTGGCGCGGATTCGTCCGGGCCGACGTAAACGTCCACTGGATCACCGTCGACACCCAGGCTGCCGGTAATTTCCCCGTAGGCGTGGGCGAATTCGGTCCGCCATGGTTTGCCGGTTTCGTCGACGCCTTCGCGGATGGTCCCGGCCGGGTTTTCGATCACCAGATTGAAGCCGGCGAACTTCAGGTTTGTGGTATCGCCTTCGACTTGGACGCTGCCGCCAGTGGAGCTCAGGGTCTCCAGCGGCAGCGACTTGATCAGCAAATAAAGTGGCTCAGTCATGCTTCGGGCGCTCCGGTGCTTTCAGTTTGTCGTCGAGCCACGCGCTGAATTTCGCGTCGCCGGCCTTCTCGCGTTGTTTGATGGTTAGCCAGATTCCCCTGCATGAGGGATGTTGTACGCCTGCGGCTGGCCAGTACATCTCATCTGGTGTCCGCGGCATCATCACTCCGCTGACCCGCTTCATTGGTGCAGCCGACCGCCCAATGTTCGTTTTTCCCGGCCAAATCTGAGTGTCCGGATTCTTGATCTTCTGCGCCGGATCCACCACGGTGAATTCCTGTCCGTCGATCTTGCGGCAGAACGCGCACGCACCTTGATAGCGTTCCTGGCGCCGAACCATGGTCCCAGGGTCCAACGACGCGATAAACCCTTGGTTCGAGTTCTCCGATGCTTCGGTCATGGCGATGCGGCGCCAGTCGCGATTCAGGGTACCGAATTCGTCGAGCAGTTGAGTCTGCAAGCTGGAAGCGGTCGCCGCCGTATCGCCGATGAATTCGGCCTCTTGATGCGCCAGAATCACCCGCTTGATCCGGTGACGTAGACTATCGGTCAGACCGACGATGTTCTCCGCGCAGCGCGCCTGACCGAACTCCATGATTGCCCGCTGCGTGCGGTTGATGCCGAACATAGCCTCGCAGGCTGCCGGCGTCTCAGGGATCTGCGGCAGCAGCTTGGCAACGGCCGGGGCCTCCAGTTCAAGCTTGGCCTCTTGCACCTTGCCCATGATCGTCGACTTGGTCGCCATCCATTCAGAGGCAGTGCGGGCGAACTCCGGCGGCAGGTAGCGCTGGGCAATGTAGTCGACCAGCAGCGACCAGTCGTCAATGCCGAACTGGGCCGGGGGAATCGATTCCAGGTAGAGTTTCGCCAGGCGCAGCTCGTCGGGCGTCCACTTCAGGACCCCGCCAGCGAACGCGGCCGGCACCTCAGCCCCTGGCCGGAAGTGCTCACCCTTGATCCACTCGTCCAGCTCGGTCTGCACACCGTGAATCTGCAACAGGCCGCGTTGGGTGAAGCGCTCGATCAGTTCACGGACAAATGGGGATTCGTGCGGGCGCGTGGTGCCGTCGTCGCCCCCTTCGCCAATCGCCTTGTACATCGCCTCGATGCCCTGGTCGAAGGCATGGTCTGGAACGCTTGAAACGTCGATAAACTGTGACATACAGGTGTCCTTTGAGTTCTCAAGGCACCTTGGGGTCACGACACATCAAACAGTTGCATTGATGTTGCGAGTGCAATATATTGGAGTCATAGACAGAAAAAGGAACGCATCATGATTGTTTACCACAGAGACAACATCGTTGAAAACGCGATGATCCTCGCGGCCAATGCCCACCGGGGTGAGTTCCGGAAACAGAGCAACACCCCTTACATTCTCCATCCGATGCAGGTCGCCACCTTGGTGATGCAGCACGGCGGTTCGATTGAACAAATCGCTGGTGCCTGGATGCACGACGTGATCGAGGACTGCGGTGCCGATTATGAGTTAGCGATCCAGTTCGCCTGCGGCAAGCACGTCCTTCGGTTGGTGCAGGCCTGCAGCGATTGCGCGCCAGCCACCGGCGAGGTCAAAGCACCCTGGCAAGATCGGAAGAACTTCTACATCGACGGGATCAAGAATCACCCAGGTGATGCGCTGCTGATCATCGCCTGCGACAAGCTGGCCAACATCACCGACAGCGTCGAAGGCCTGAAGCGGGGCGAGGACGTCATGAGCCTGTTCAACTGCACCCGGGACCAGACGCTCTGGTATTACTGCGCCGTGTTCAAGCAGCTGGAGCTGTATGGCGATGCTAGGGTTCAGAAAGTCGCCAAGCTGATCGACGCACAAATTCTGATGCTGGACGCACTGAGCGCATGATAATCGGGCCGCCACGTAGAGGAATGATATGAACATCAATCACCCAGACCAACCGTTGATACAAGACGAAAATCATGTAACTAGGTTCAAGAAAAACCGTATCGTCGAATACCTCTTGGACAATGGCCCGTTCGACATGAACAAGCTGGCCATGCTTGAATTCGACGATGAAGACCGCCAGCAGTTCGCCCAACTGATCGGCTACAGCCTTGGCGGCTATGGCGATCTGAGCTATGTCAGTGATGAGGCTTACGAGCGCGCTACCACGCAGAGTGATGAACGCCGAATCGCCGCCTGCCTCAAGGCTTGCGAAGGCATCAGCACCGAAGTGCTGGAGCTCAATGCTGAGGCCGGCGGCGTTGCAACACTTGAACGCCAGCGCAACGAAGCACTTGCTGCCCTCAATTCTCTGATCCTGTTCACCAACCCGACCAAGACCAATGCTGTCGCGCTCAATCACGCATTGCGCGTGGCTGGGCAGTACAAGGCGACTATTGGACAGCAGGCCGAGCAATGATCCGCTGCTGCCGCGATCGCTGCGAACCTGGCACGGAGTGCGGTTGCCCGACCTGCTCAGCCAAGAAATACCCGCAATACGCACGGGCCCAGCGCCAGGAAATCGAACAGATGGCCGGGATCTGTCCGGGCTGCCAGGGGATGCTGGTCTACCGCAACGACATCATGGTCCATTCAAGCCCACGAAGCACTTGCCCGGGAGTTATCAGGCGATGAGTATTTGCGATTGTAATCAAGGCCGATTGGCCTGTAGTTGTAAGACTGCGACACCATTAGAAGTGCAGCGCCACCGCTGTCTGATCGGTGCATATCCTAATGCTGCCTGGGCAGAAATGGTTCGCGCATCCGAATTTGACGCCGCCCAATCCGAACTGGCTACGCTGCGGGAAGAGCTGGACACCTCAAAGCGCAATGAGCATAACTCTGAAGTTGCGTACAAGGCTGCAATCGAAAAGCAGGAAGAGTTGCGGGAAGACTTCGACATTGTCTCTGAAGAGCGGGACAACGCTAAGCGCAACGCCTCGGCCTTCGAGGAACGCATGGGCAACCTGCAAGTCGAGAACGGCGAGCTGCAACAGCGCCTGACAGCCGCCGAGCAGCGGAATGCGGAGCTTGAGGCATTGCTTGATACGCCGCATACCTCAGATTGGTTCGAAGGCGTGAAGCTCGAAGCTGGCCACCAAATTAAACGCTGGGGTTCGGAGCATGACGCCGGTAAAGGCCCCGCCGACTGGTTCTGGTTGATCGGCTACCTTGCGCAGAAGGCCATGGGGGCGCAGATGCTCGGCAATGACGAAAAAGCCAAGCACCACACTATCAGTACCGGGGCCGCTCTTTTGAACTGGTTCCGCGCAATCGCTGGCGACAGCAATGTGATGCGCCCCGGTATCGACGCAGCCTGTGCCAAACCCACCGAATCGGGAGCAAGCGAATGAGCAGTAAAATTGAAGTCAAAGTAACTGACAGCGGCGTTAAGTTCGGCGGCGCATGGTTTTCTCATGAGCGCATTACCGGCTATACCGCTGAGCAACTGAATTCGGGCAACTGCGCCATAACAGGTCGCGAGTATATGAAGTGGCTCGCAAATGCCTCCGCCCCTGTCGTCGAGCGCCAGCCGGTGGCAATTTATATGCACATGGATGAGCTTTCCCTGTTTACGAGTGAGGATGTGTCAGGCGGTGTAGCTGCTGTGAGTAAGCGCCCTGGCGACGGCATGACTGCGCTCTACACCGCCCCGCCCGAACTCGCCGAACTGCAAGCCACCATCGCACGGCTGACGGCAGATCTTAAGATTCGGGATCGTGAGCTTGAGATAGCCGCAGAACAAGCTGATGACCTGCAAGTCGAGATCGAGCGGCTGAAGGGTGGGCAGGGTGAGCCAGTGGCTTATCGATGGAGGATTATCGGCAGCAAAGAATGGGCGCTTTCTACCACATATCCATTGGTAAGCGATCAGTTTGAAACTGTACCTCTCTACACCTCGCAGCCCGCGCCGGTATCGGTGGTTCTGCCAGAGCCCCATGGCAAACAATCAAACCTGAAGGACACCCAATATGCCATGGGCTGGAACGCCTGCCTCGACACGGTCAAGGAGCTGAATCAATGAACAACAACCGCAGCGGCACAAGCCAGCTATCCATGAGCGTTCCCAAATTCCGCGCTGAGCTGCACAAGGCTTATATAGCTGGCGGCTTGGCAGCTCGTGCATGCCCAACCGGTTTCGAGTTTGATGAGGAGGCCAAACGCCGAGAGTTCGTCAAGCAGGCAATCATTGATTTGAATTGGAGATAGTCGGGATGAGCGATCTTAGCGAAAAACCAAAACCGAATAACGCCCCTACCTACATGTGCTTGTACCCAGGGCTTGCAGAAATTGCACGGGCGAATGGTTACGCACTGGCCGTGCACGGCTCACTTGCACGGGACATGGACTTGATAGCGGTGCCGTGGATCGAATCGCCAGAGCCACCCGAGAAAGTTATTGCGGCGATTGAGTCGCAATTTGCCATTAAAAGGATCGGCGAATTAACCGGAGCCCCGCACGGACGGATGATTCAGACGATAGGCATAAGTTTCGGAGAGTGCTTTATCGACCTTAGCTTCATGCCGGCCACCTCTACAGAATCACCAAAAGGAAGTGGTTCTCTGGATTTCACCTACAGTTCTACCCAATCTACCAGCTGCGCCGGATGCGGCAAACACAAACACACCCCGTTGCGCGTAGACGCCATGGGCGGCTATGTCTGTCTGACCTGCATCGATGAGCGCCTGGAAGCACTGCTGATCGAGGAGTCGGCACGTGACGCCGAACCTGACTGGGATGGATGCCGGGAGATCTCTAATCTGCCTTTGGTTCACGATGACCTGCAAGCCTTCAGCGCCGACCCAACAGAAGATAATGCCATTTCTGTCGTGCAGGCGATCGTCATGGCTATCACACGGAAACCAGCAGAATGATCGACCTCACCTACCTGCGTGCGGAGCTTGTCCGCGCGCAACAAGAGGGGCAGTCGCTGGTGCGCGTCAGTGCCTCAGAACTCCAATCGGTGATCAATCGGCTGGACCGCCACGAGGAGCATGGCGACAAGGTCCCGAAGCTCTTCGGCTACATAATCTCCAGCGACCTGCGCAACCTTCGAGTCGGCTCGCACATGTTCGCCAAGGTGAAACGCAAGGGCACGGGACGGTTCGATTGTCCTGTCTACTTCCTTGATATGCCTGATCAGGAAAAACCGCCGGTGCCGGACGGCGTTTATTACGATGCTGATGCCGACTATTTCTACAGCGAACTCAATGGCACCGGGATGGGGATGGCCTTCTGGGAGGCTTGGCGCAAGCGCAAGGATGATTTCCCTGCCAGGCCGATGACTGCTATGGAACGTCAGGCCCTGGAAGATCTTGATGACTGTATACCGGATTTCAGTCCGGGTTCCGGAAACAGGGCCCGACGCCGCGCTACATCCCTCGGATTATCTATCCCTGTCGAGAAGACGTGACGCCAAGATGGTCAGACCAAAACGGAGCACTATCTCATGAGTGAAACCATTGATCTGACCGCCCGGATGGCTGCGTTCCTCGCGAAGGGGAAGGCTGTCACGGTTCTTGATTACGCAGGCAATGCCGTCGGCGAGCACCGCGATATCGACCTCAGCCAAGAACGTATCTTGGCACTCGATCCAGAGAAAACGCCTCGAGGCGCCACCCCGAAAAACAAACACATCATCTCGGCGCCATCACTCGGGCTGCCACGGGAGGGTTCAGTGAGAGCAAAATACTTTGAGCCAGCGGCCCCGCATCAGGCTGAACCGGAACCGGTGCGTCCGGCGGAAATCCAGGTTCCAAGCGGCTCGCCCTATATGACGATCCCGGATCCGAATCCGGTGAGCATTACGCATACGCTGGTTATCGTTCCAGTGATCAAACCGACTGTAACGGCGACCGTCGACGTGCTGTCCGAACTGCGTAAGATCCGCAAAGCAGTCGCCGCCATTGGCGAGACCGTGGACCGCTTCGAACGCATCTGCCGTCGAGCCTGATCCGACGGAAATGAAAACCCCGCATCACGCGGGGTTTTCTTCGTCTTGGGTTTGATCCGGAAGGGCCTTGGCCAGCAGTTCTTCAGTGCCTCCACCGACCAATATAATGATTTTCGCCATCAGTTCCTCCACCGGTTGCATCCGGCGCAGATCGCGAATTATCGACCCGAGTGCCTTGGTCATTTTGGTCGTAGCATCATCGTTCTGCTCGACGTTGCCATGCAGATAGAAACGTTTGCCGTCCTCGGTTTCGCAGATCGAACCGTCCTCACCCTGATCGATGATTGATGCCTTGCGCTCCATACGCTGCTTGTATCCGTGCAGCTCGCCCCAGCGCACTTTGTGGTGCTGACCCTTGTCGCATTTCACCGTGCAGCCGTGCACGCCGGATGCGAGGACCTTTCCCGACATCGGGCCATGCTCGGCATGAGTGAAGTACACCGAATCCCCCGGATGTGCCCGGCGTCCTTCAATGGGTTCGACTGATTTCGCTGTCGGCTTCTGATTCACGCTTGCACCTCGAACACAATCGCGCCGGTTTGGTTCGGATCGAAGGCCTTGCCGAAATCGCCAAGTTGAGGCTTGCCGAAATCTGGTTTGCCATCTGGTGGGGGTTTTCCGGCGCTGCTGCCTGCCTGGTCTCCCTGCTGATCATCACCAGCAACTTCATCGGCCGGCACCTGGCCGAAGTCCTCTTCATCCTGGGCGCCCGGCTCAGCGCCAGCCGCAGCCTGTTGTGCCTGCAACCATGGGCCGATCAGGACAGGGTTGATTGGCGCGTCACCAATCGGTGACTTATCCGGCTTCTGCCCGTTTGCTGCCCGGAGTTCATTCCAGGTGCTGGACAGCTTGATCCCTTCCCAGTGGCGATCATCACTTTCATCGTCCATGCCGGTGAAACGGAATACGTACTTGTCACTGAAATCGCGAACCACATAGTCGCTGAACAGCTGCTGGAAATGACTCAGCAGGGGCCGCAGCCCTTTGTCCTTGGAGTACTCGATCTTCTCTTCGGTGTCGCTACCCGACAGGCTGGATGCGCCGGTGTTGAACGATTCAAAGTTGATCTCATCCGGGGACATACCATAGAGCGCGCAGATGATCGAGGTGAGGAAGATCATCCATTTGGAGAACATCATCTCGTCGACATCGACGTTGAACTTCTCAAAGGATGCCTGCGATTCCTGGTCTTTGGACACCATCACCGGGAGCGCCCAGGTGTTATTCACGCCCTTGACCATGGCGTTCCACATGCGTTTGAAAGCGTCCAGGTCCTGCTGGGTGTAGTTGCCAGACAGGTGCAGTAGTCCGCGCGGGATTGCATTGCTGTCGAAGTACTTGGTGTTGTGGGTCATGGCGTTCAGGTAGCCGGTGACCACCTTGATCAGCAGCTCCGTTTCCGCCAGGCCATAGCCGGCCGCCATGATGTCCGAGCGCGGGTTGCGCGGCTCGTAGATCAGCTCATTGTAATTGTAGAGCGTGCGCACCTGTCCATTGACCAGCTGCACGGCGTAGATCTCATCATCACCCTCATAGCCGTTCTCGGTGCATAGCTTGATCGTGCCGCCATCGACCGCATACATGCCATCCAAGCCCAGCTTGCGGTCCTTCTTCATCTCCGTCTCGATTGAGGCAGCATCCAGGGTCAGGCTGTCACGCACGAGTTTGTGCATGAACTGGGGGAAGGTATCGCGCTTGAGTTGCTTGCGCTTGCGCGGGTCGAACTCCCAGCCGCAGTTGATGAAGAAGTCCTGCAGCAGGTCGATGCTGTCCTGTTCCTGTTTGTTCGGCTTGTGGTTCTTGTCCTTGTGGCGGACGACGAAGCCCGGCCCGCGCCCTTCCTCTGGCACCTGACAGAAGCGTTGCACCTGACGGCACCGAGTCATGATCACCGCGTTCAGGATCGGCGTCTGGTCGACCATGGCCCGCAGCATCGCATGATCGATCGCGCCCGGCTTCTCCATCCAGTCGCCATTGATCTGCACTTGGAAATCGTCGATGTCGACCGAGGCCATACCGCGGCCAGGACGCTGCTTGCCCGGGAACGGGACCATTGTCCGCGTGGCCTTCTGCATCTGCTGTTCTTCGATATCCCGCAGAATATGGTCAAACACCGGCTGCAAATCCTCGGCTGGGATCAACTCAGACCGCAAGGTCGGCGCGTGCGCCTTGTGCATCTGCGTGTTCGCATCGCGACGCTCATCTGGCGGGGCGCCGAGATCGAAAGCAACCTGTGATGGTGTGTCGCGGCGTTTAGAAGACATGAGTCGTGACCTGGGAAGTTTGACAGGACGGTAGTGTCACGACAGGCTCCCGGCCCCGCCAATACCGTTATTATGGGCCATCTCAAGCTTGAGGCAGCCACAGGATTTGGTTTCTCCATGAGTCAACTGAGTGCTTCGAACCTCAATCATGGTCCCGCATGAGCAGCTGCATGCCCAGACTACTTTCCCGTTTTTACGCTTCTCGGTTTTCTCGACCGCCGTCAATCGTCCGAACACTCTTCCTGATAAATTCACTGCTCTGCCGTAAGAACTGACGAGCGCATCGTTCTTTGCACAACCGCACGAGGAGGTGTGCCCAGAGCGAAGCGATGTACCCCTGACCAGAGTTTCCGAGCCGCAATCACATATACAGCGCCATTTTACTGCGTCCTTTTTATGTGGCGGCAAGCGATCAAGTACCACGAGCTTTCCAAACCGTTGACCTGCAATGTCTTTGGTCATCTGATCGGAAATGGTTTTTGACCAATCGCGGCGTGCGCACCCGCAGGATCTGATGCACCGGTGTTTGACCACCATACTCAATGATGTGCGCAGCTCTGATCCGCAATCGCACCGGAAGACCCCTGTAAACCCTTGGCCGTGCGGCTCAGTGGCCTTCAATGTCAGGCGTCCAAAGCGCTTACCTATCAGCTCTTGATGTTCCATGGCTGTTCCGTATTTGGTTTATGGCAACCATACACCATCCATTGCATATTTCGATGCTTTAAACGCGACAGATGGCACGGACAATCCTAAATGCCATGCTTGCGCCACTGCATCTACAGGTGTAATCTTCAGTCATCGAATCACCAAACAGGACACAGCCATGAAACTCCGTAACCTGCAACGCAAGATGCTGAAGAAAGCGATCAAGGGCGTCAAGAAGGGGGCGTTGCCGTTTGTCCAGAGCCCGTCGACCGGCGAGAAGATCGAAGGCAGCGAATTCATCCCGGGTAAAAAAGGCGGTGATGAATGAGAAACGAACGAAAGCCCTACGTGCGCGCAGTCGTGGACGAAGAGCAAATGAATCTGCCCGACGGCAAGACCTGCGGCGACTGCGTTCATTGCCGACGCTGCACGATGATGTTCGGCCATATCCCAGCTGATGAGGTTTGCGATTGGAGTCCATCTAGATTTCGCGCGGCCGTGCCAGCTAACAATCTGGAGCCAAGCCAGTGAACGAACAAACCGAATCCAAATACCGCCCGGTCAAGATGGCTGGGATGGTGTTCGCCAGGCTCAGCAGCAGAGAGCGGGCCGTCACAGCGGAAGGTCGTCACTTCTTCTGCGTTGGCCGGGACTCGGCTGGCTGGACGTTGTTCGAGCATGACGGCTCGATCACCGACGAAAAGGCTGTCGCTGGCGGCGTTCGTTCGATTGGCCGCAAATTCGAGCGCTTGGCCGATAGCGAGGAACTGGTCGAGGAGATCCTGCGCCTGGTGGAGAAGGGCGAGCACCTGCCGAATGACCGCCGTCCACCCTGGGAGATCGACGAGCCGCGCCACGCAGCCAGCCAGATCGCCGTCGCGCGCCGCCGGATCGACAAGGCCCATGCCAAAGCCCAGGCGAAGATGCTGAAGGAAACCGCCAAGGCTGACCGTGACCTGAAGAAGGCCGGCATCGTTCAGTGCGAGCATTGTCTCCTGGCCCGCAACATCAAAATTACCCATTGCCCGCATTGCGGCCAACCTTAAACCGCCCAGCCCGAGTAACCACCCATGCAGAAAATCTACAACTCCCGCAACGCTGACAAATTCGTGGTTCGCCTGCCGGATGGCATGCGCGAGAAGATCGCCGAACGCGCCAAGGTCAACGGACGCAGCATGAATTCCGAAATGGTCATGATGATGCAGAACCAGCTGAATGGTGGCCAGTCCCTCAGTGACTCGGCCAGCGCCCTGATCGACCTGGTACAGCTTGAACTCGGTGAGCGTACACAGGAACGCCGTGACCAGGACACCAAGGAAGCGATCAACAACTACCTGTACGGCGCCGGTCTACCATCCAACGCGCTCGAAGTGGTGGTGCGCGGCCGCACTGGCTTGGGTAAATCGACCGTGCTTCGCGCCATTGGAACCGGCCTCCAAAGCGCATTGCATGCGGAAGGCGTTCCAATCCTGCCCACTATCTACATGACCATGAGCGATTCGACGGTCCGCGGCTTGCAGCAAGTCGCCGACCGTCATGAGCGCGTGGTGTTCCTCACCGATGAACAGGAGTCGCGGTAATGGACCTGATGCCCGATACCCGCTATCAGCTGTCGATGTCCCGCAACTACGTCAGCAGCTGGACCGTGCTGGAGGCGATCCGCGAGTGGATTCAGAACGCCCGCGACAGCGATTCACCGTTCGAGTACTCGTTTGAAGATGATCGCTTCACCATCACCAGCCGCTACGACACGCTGGACGCGCGAACGCTGATCCTCGGCTCCACCACCAAAGCAGACCAGGCCGACAAGGTCGGGCAGTTCGGCGAGGGTTACAAACTGGCGCTGCTGGTGCTGACCCGCGAGGACAAAGAGCCATGCGTCTACAACGGCGACAAGTTGTGGACGCCAGTGTTCGAGCACAGCGAGCAGTTCGGCGCGGAGCTGCTGACCATCGTTGAGCAGGACAACCCGTACCCATCCTGCGGCATCTGTTTCTCGGCCAGCAACCTGACCGATGAGGAACAGGCCGGCATCCGTGAATTGTGCCTGATGATGCAGCCGCCGATGCGTGACGTGATCGGCACCGAGACCTGCAGCATCCTGCCGAGTCGCCCGGGCAAGCTGTACGTGGGCGGCCTGTTCGTCTGCGACACAAAGCTGACCTACGGCTACGACTTCCTGCCCGAATATCTGTCGCTCGAACGCGATCGCCAGACCGTCAGTGACGTGCACCTGAAGTTCCAGGTGAAAGACGCCTGGTTCACCGTCGAGGATCAGGAGTTCGTCGCCAGCCTGATCGAGCTCGGCATCCCCGACATGGAGTACGCCAACTACGCTACCCCTGAGCCACTGGCCGAACTTCTATTTTCACGCTTCACCGCGAAATATCCTGATGGTATAGCTGTAAAGTCACAGGCGGAAGCTGATACACTGAAGTCTCAAGGCCACGCACACCGTGGGGTCTATATGAGTTCGGGTTATCACGGGGCGCTGAGCGGATCGAGTGGATATCGGGCGTCTGTGGCACCGATCGCCAAGGCTAAGAAACCGGCTGAAATTCTGGATGATTGGTTCAAAGCGAACCGCAAGAACCTGAGCCGCGCCGGTCGCGAGTCCTTCCGCGCCCTGATCAAAAAGGCTGATAACTGGGAACCAAAGGGGAGCTACTTTTGAAAGACCTATTCCGTGCACTACTCAAGGTCGGTTCGTCGATCAACATCGACGGCCGATCGTTCTCCGGGAAGTCGGTCACTATCAACGGCGACCAGGTGTTCGTCGATGGTGTTCTGCAGGACGGCAAACTGGTCGGGCCGATCAGCATCAGCATCACTGGCGATGTACAAACACTCGACTGCGCGGCTGGCACGGTTGAAATCACCGGCTCGGCCGGAAAAGTAACCACCATGAGTGGCAGTGTTCAAATCGGCGGGTCGGTAACCGGCGATGTCGAAACCATGAGCGGCAGTGTGACGTGCGGCGATATCGGTGGCGACGTTGAAACTATGTCAGGCAGCATTCGCATGGGGAAGCGGTCATGATACCAGAACAACGCGAACTGTCACTGATCACCTTCAGATATGTAGATTCTCACAAGCCCAATATGTTGCCGTGGCATGCCGAATCGCAAAAATTCAAGTACCTGCATCCAGCCAATGGAAGCGAACAATCGCTTTATTTTAGCGCGAGCGCAGCGACTGAAGAGGAAGCCAGAAGCAAAACTCAAGCTCATATCGACTGGTTTATGGCTGATCGCGGGAATACCATTTTCGAGATCTTGGACTTCACGCCTCATCAATTGCAGAGGTCAGCATCATGACACCAGAACAGATCGAACAACTGCGCCCAGGCTTCGAAGCATGGTATGTCGACGCAGCTAATAAAGCGACCGGCATGGGCATGACCGTTAAAGATATGCCGAGCAAGCGCGGCGTTTCTGGCAACTACCAGGGCTACGATTATCTGCATGGTTGCTGGATAGGTTGGCTCGGGTCGCGGGAGACGATGGTGGTTGAGTTGCCAAGCGTCCAGTGCATCAACCTCAACGAGTATGGCACTGTCGAAGTGGTTGATGTCTGCAAGGCCGCAGTCATCGCCGCCGGCGGGACGGTGAAGTCATGACCAAAATTTACAAGCCCGAAGACCTGCGAGGGATTGCCAGCAAGTGCCAAGACGGATCTTGGGTGGCGACTGCCTACATAGAGACGCCTGACAAGATTCTTGTCATCGCCGTATCACATGGCAAGAAGATGAATTCGACCTTGAATGACGTTATGTCCAAGGCTATTCAGCGGGTCGAGGCTGGCGAAGTCAATGAGGTGAAACCATGACCCGCATCAGCGCTGGCGAGCTCCGCGCGATAGGGCTGCCAATCCCCGATGACGTGCCGGACTGCGCGTGGATTCCACGATCAGCAATGCTCATTGAGGTCACCGAGGTGACTGCTGAAAACGGAATCCTCACCACTCATCTAGTCACCAGGTTCAGCGAGCCGTTTAAGTGGGTGAGCGTTACGGGTGAGGTGAAGGAATGAAAATGGTCGAAGTCAAAACTGCCGACCTGATCGGCAAGCAACTGGATTATGCCGTGGCAGTAGTCGAGGGACATCCGCTGTGTGAGGAGTGCATGTACGGCTCCGACGTGTTGATTATTGGGACCGGGTACGGCGACTTGGAGGGATTCTCGCCATCCACTCGCTGGATCCAGTGCGGCCCACTGATCGACAAGTATGACGTATGGTTTAACAGCAGGGACCACCACGAGCGAATTGCCGCATGGGCAAACACCAATACGCCCAGCGTAAAAATTCTGGGATGCGGTAAAAGCCGACTCACAGCAGCATGCAGAGCCATCGTTCAGGCAAAGCTCGGCCCCATGGTCAGCGTTCCCGAGGAGGTCGAATGACGCCCGAAGATATCGCCTACCTTCAGGCCGAACTGTCGATGGCGCAGAAAGAGGGGCTGCCGGCCACCCTGGTCCGGATCCCTGAGCTGCAATCGCTGCTTGATCGCTTGGCGCGGGCGATCGCCGCCGCACCGCCAGGCGTGAACATCTTCGGCTTCGTCCGCCCGGGCGAGGCCAAGGATTTCCGCTCCGGCGCGCTGCCCTCCCTGCGCGTGCGCCGCAGCATCACCGAGTGGCACACCGAACCGCTGTTTATTGGAGTAAAGGCATGAAACACCAATTCAAGCCGGGGGATCCGGCGCTGATCCGACCTAATAAAAAAGTACCGCATCTGGTTGGTAAATCTGTTGAGTTGGTATTGGCTGTCGGCCCTGGTGAATCGGCTACGTATGCCGGATCGCTTTGGCATAACACAGTTGGAATCGAACCATCATGGATAGTCACCGGTGAAGGTCTTGACTGCGACCATTCACACGAAGGTATTCGCCGTCGACCTGACGGCTTATCATTTTTCAGGGAAAGTCTGCTGATGCCCTTGCGCGGTGACTTTGCGCCAGAGGACCAGCGTATTGAGGAACTGACAGCATGAACCATCAATTCAAGTCAGGCGACATGGCGATGATCATCGGCGCCAACTCGCTCACGCAGAACATCGGCAAGCAGTGCGAGTTGCGCGAGTACGTGACCAAGGGCGATCGCTACATTGCACCGAATGGCGTGGTCTACCAGCATGAGGATGTTCCGTGCTGGACGCTGGTAGGTGATGGCCTGGTGGCGGTCGTCGAGGATGAGGTCATTGACCTTGGCTTTGGCATTCACGAGCCGCGCCACCTGATGCCGTTGCCACCTGATCGCGCGCCCGAGAAGAATCGCGCCAAGGAGCTGACATCATGAAATTCGAAGAGGCTGAAAACCATGCTAGCTCAATGATCCGCACGCTCGGCGCTGGCTGGGTGATGGACCTGAAGGATGCGCTCGGCTGGCGGTGCCAGGTGAAGAACGGACCGTGCACCGTGACGTTCAACGAGAACTCCCGCGACTACCAGGCCTTCATCCAGGTAGGCCCGACGTTCAACGCCTACAGCACTGGCCCGGTGACCGCGCTGGATGTTGCCGTGGGGAAACTGGACATCTACCTCAATCGAATCACGGCAGAGCGCGAGGCGATCGCCAAGATTGTCGCGGGCAAGGAGAAGAGCTGATGTCGGCCTGCCAGATCGATGGAAAGCAGTGCACGGCGTGCTGTCGGACGATCACGCTGCCGCATTCACGTCGCAAGCTGATGGGTATGGTTGGCAAAAAACCACACCTGCGCATTCACGGTGGCGATATCGGTTTTGTCTTGGCCAACTGGAAACCGATCAAGCGGCGCATTGCCAAGAAGAAGAACCCGCACCAGGTGCTCAACTACGACCGGAGCAAAACCGGCCAGAAGTGGCGTTCGAACTACTGGCAGTGCACCAAGGTGACCGACGCTGGCTGTTCGGTCTATGACAGCCGGCCACGCGTATGCAGCGACTTTCCCCTGTACGGTCACAACTATGACGACCTGGCGAAGATCTTTGCCGAGCGCAAGGTCGTACCCGAATACCACCCACTGTGCACGGAGTACCCGCGCATCCCTGTCACCGATATCACCCCACCCGCCGGGCCCAGCCTGGCAAAGGAGATTCAATGAGCGACGATCCGAAAGACCCTCAGAGCATCGATCCATCCGAAGTCGGCGACCTGTCGAGCGTGATTGGCAACCTGATGGACCCGATCTCTGTCCCTGAGATGGGCATTCCCGTCGACGGGACGCAGAAGAAGACCTACCCCGACAGCACCAACGTGTTCTGTGTGGAATACACGTTCCCGACGCGCGAGCTGCTGGTCGAGTTCGCCAATGGCGGTGTCTACCGCTACAGCGATGTGCCGGTGGAGATCTGGCGCGGTTTCCAGCGGGCCGACAGTGCTGGGAAGTTCCTGGCTGCTGAAGTCCGCGGCAAGTTCAAGTCAGCAAAGGTAGAGCTCGCGCCATCCACCACCGACTTCCCCGAGCTCTAACCCCACGTCGTGACCCCATGGTGACCCTAAATCACCCATAGAGTCGCCACCATGAACGAAACATTCACCACCAGCCCAACCAGCGGGCGACTCAATTACTCGGGGTCGTTCGCGGTTGGCACTTCGGTTGCAGTCATCATTCCGAAATCAGCCGGTCGGCAGATTGGCATTTCCCTGCTGCCAACGGGCACCGCGCGCGTCGAATACACCCTCTCTCCTGAGTCCTTCATCGCCGCCGGCACGGCCACCTGGCAACCATGGGCAAAGGGCGATGTAGCTTCTTATGCCGATGACGTCATGCTGATCCCCGCGACCGCCGTCCGGTGCGTGGTGACCTCTGCCGCAGCCACGCTGCAGATGGTGCTCTGATGAGTATCTGGGGCAGCGATCAGGGCGGGGCAGTTCCGGCCAACACGGACGCACTCAGCGAGGGGGCGACCAACAAATACTTCACCGCAGCACGAGCGATTGCGGCCGCCTTGACCGGGTTGAACCTGGTGACGTCCGGGGCTATCACGGCAGCGGACACGATCCTGTCCGCGCTTGGCAAGGTTCAGGTGCAGATCACCGGGCTGCTGAACACCAAGGCAAATCTGGCGAGCCCGACCTTCACTGGCACCGTATCGGGCATCACCGCGTCGATGATCGGCCTGACCGACACCAATTACGGCTACTCGGCGCCGACGACAGGCCAGACCATCCAGCTCGCGAACGGGATCAACGACTACACCGTGAATCCGGCCGGCACTATCGCGGCGCTCACGGTGAACCTGCCGACGACGCCGGTGGACGGGCAAACCATCACCTTGTCATCCACTCAAGTCGTCACGGTGTTCACGCTCACCGCACCATCCGGCACCCTGTTCAATGCGCCGGCCGCCATGGCAACCGGCCAAACGATCGAGTACAAGTACCTCGCCACCCAGGGCTTCTGGATCCGCAAGCGGTAACTACACCTCTCCGTCGTCGTACTCCCGCACCGCGAACATGTCGCACCCTGGATCCTTCTTCTGAACGATGAAGTTTCTCAGGGTGCAGCGGCCTGTGTCTGGATCGAACGCCGAACACCGTCCACACACACCCTGCGGTAGCGGATCGACCATCGCCACCACATGCGCTGGCAAGCCTGGCATTGCTTCCACGATTGCCTCCTGACCTGGGGTCTGGGTTTTCTCTTGGGGTAGGATGAACGTTGAGGTTCCGTGCGCACGCGACCAAGCCACATCGCACAGCTGGTTGGCATAGCTGAAGTGGGGGTCAATGCCGACCTTCTGCACCTTGCGCTTGTACTGGTTGGTCTCTTCGTCCTTTTCGGCGACCAGCGCCGTCTTGGTGAAGTGATGGAACGCGCGACGCGCAGGTGACGCCGTGATGATGCCTTCCTTGTCGCGGATGTCGTCCTGCACGATCTGGTCAGGATCCGGCCATAGGCAGGTTGGCGGATCCGAGGTGAATCGCGCCAGGGAGATCTGCATGGTGCGGAACTGATCGGCCTTCACCGTCCAGCGGCTGCGCATTTCGTCATCGGTGCGACGATCAGAGGCGTCCACCTTGCCGCGGTCGTGCCATTCGATCAACTCGCCATTTGTCAGAGCTCCGAAGCCGTCACAGATGAACACGCGGCCAGGGTGACGCTTGGCGAAGGCGTGGGCCTCGTTGAAGTTCGGGTTGCCCTCCACCACGCAGCAGGCGACCCCATAATGGTTCATCAGCTCCGAGCAGCGACCGAACGGATCCTCACTGTAGATTTCCTCGATATGGACCACCGCCTGGCTGCCATCCTCCAGGCGCTTCTTGATGATCATGGCGTTGAACTGACCCATCTGGTCAATCCCGGCGAATGTGCCCTTCCCTCCCTTCTCCCACTTCAGCCCACGCTCAACCCCGTAGCGAACGCAGCGGTTCATATGCTCGAGCGTCACCGGGATCTGATCCGGGTTCAGGTACGGCTTCCCCAGCACCCGGTTGTAGAAGTTCTTCTTGTCGGTCGAGATCTGCCACTTGTACATGATCTCGCCCGGAGTGATCGTCGGCGAGAGCATCTGCGGGAAGTGGGCCGACAGGATCAGGGCCTTGCTCGGATCGCCGGCGATCCACTCACCGTCTTGCGGATCATCGATCCAGTGACCGGATTCGCAGACGTAACGGTACAGGCCGGGGATGCCTGTCAGGGAATCCACTGCATAAGGATCCCACTGGATGCACGCCGGGAAATAGTCGTCGAGCGGTTTCATGGCATCGCAGGTCGGACATCGCGTATGGAACGCGTGCCGGCTGCCCAGCAGGTACATCGCGTGGATGTCCGATTCTGGCCAGTTGGCTGTCGAGCCCATCAGCACATAACGGTACTGTGAGGCCGACACCCGCTCCATGGTTTTCTCGATCTGGGCCGAGGTCATCTCCTGGACCTCGTCGAAGTTCAAAAAGTCCATCGGGACGGATTCTGTTGTGGCGCGGCCGGACGTCCAGGCGAACAGGTACAGCGCATCGCCGATCTGACGGACCGAGACGTTGCCCTCGCCGCTCTTGCGCCCGTTGCCGTCCATGGCCTCCATGGTCATGCGTTTGTGCGCCTCGGGCACAGTGCGCACGATCGGCATGAAACGGACGCTGGATTTGATCTGCGCCAAGCGCTGGTCGGGCAGGAACATCCCAATGGTGCACGGCTGGAATTTCAGACCGAGGTAGATCGAGGCGAGGATTTCCATGATGGTGAACCCCACCTGGGCACACTTCATCAGTACCAGCTGGCGCCGGTAGCACTCTTTCATGGTCGAGGGGATTTGATCATATAGCCAGGCCATCGCTGGGCGGTCATGGAGCGTGAACGGTTTCCCGTCGACCTTCAGGCCTTTGCGCCCAAGATCCTCGCACCACTCACGGAACGTGACATCGTCCTCGACAGCCTTGTCCTCAAGCTTGAACCCAGTCTTCTGCTCGAGCCGGGCCAGCATGTCGGTGAGCCCACCGCGATAATCGATTTTCCCCGTTCCGCTGCCGTATGCCACTAGATCCGCCTTCCGTGAAGTTTCGCCGATTGTATCAGTGAACCACCTCAGCCACGAACCAGTCGATGCGGATGTTTTCAGGTTTCAGAGGGCGGCCGCAGGATGAGCAGACATCGCACTGCGAATACTGCCCGTGGATGTCGTAGGCCTTGTCGAAGTAGATGTGCTTTTCGAGGCTGAGGTCATCACCGTAATGAAACGCCACCCGGCCGCATCCGGCCATGTCCAGCAGTGAATAGAGGGCCATGGCCGTTCTCCGGTGATGCGCCTGATTTGGCGCAGGTGTTTATTCGCCGTTGTGCAGGCGACTTTTCAGCTCGTAGCCCATCAGCGGCCATAACTCTTGGGTAGCATTTTCGATGGCAATCTTCTCGCCAATCTCGGCATTGTCGTTCGCCGAGGACGCGCTGGCGGATGGTCGTCCGGTGACAGCAAAGCCGTTCTGCGTAGTCAGCACTGCCCAGCGCAATACCTGCCCAGACGGGGACACGTGCTTGACGATTTCGATGTGAGCAATGTTCGCCTTCAGAGTTTCCAGGGTGATACGTGGCGCCGTAAGACCCTTGGCTTGGATTTCGTTTTCGATTTCTTTGTCGCTCATGAGAACATTCTCGAATAGGTCGCCATCCGTGGCGATGGGGTCAAGGGTATTGAGGTGTTGGCACTTCTGCGGGGACTTCGGGTGCGACGGCTTCGGTTACCGGCGGTGCTGGTTGATCAGTTGGCGCAACGGTATCGACAGGCGCCGGTGCTGGCACTTCCGGTTCCGGTGCCGGACTCACATCAGCCGGCAACGACAGGGCTTCAACAACTGTCCATGGAGCAGCCATTTCTGGAACCAGGACTGGCGCCGGCTCAGTTGGCGATACAGCTTCCGCCAGAACCGGTGCAGGGGCCGGCTCATCAGTAGGCGATGTACCGTCGAGAGCCGCTGGTACAGTTTCGGCTACGGTCGGTACACCGATAACCGCCGAAGCAACCGGTTCTGGAACAGCCTCCGGAACCTCGACGGCAGCCGCAGGAACTTGAACGCCACCGACCGGGGCATCAGCAGGATTCTGGGCGGCTGTCGGAATAGGCGAATGCGGCACCCAGTTTTCGGCGAAGGCCGTGCGCACATGGTCGATTACTTCTGCCGCCAACAAATTGCCCATGCCGCTGTACGCCAGGAAGTGCTGAAAATCTTCTTCCATGGTATGGAACAGCGTGGCCGGCGCAGGGTCTGCAGCCTTGACTGGATCCGCCAGCAATCCGGTAGCTACTTCGGTCAGGCGGCAGATCAAGCCTTCGATCGATTTATGGGCGGCGGATGCCCACGCGATGCCCTCAAGCGAACTGGCAAGATTTGAAAGTGCATGAACCGTCTGCATTGCTTTGTCATGTTGTGACATCTGGTATTTCCTCAAATGAGTTACGCCGTCCTTGGCGCGGAATGGTCAGATCTGGAGGCGATGCAGGGCATTCGAAAGGCGCCCAATGTTATGGCCGTTTCTATCCAGCAGTTCGCTGAGGGAGATAGCCAATGGTGACGATGGACCACAAGCTTTCAATCCTGCCGCTTCCCCGGCTGCTGGAGACTCGGGAGCAAGAACAGTTGCCAGTCGGTCGAGAATAGCTTGCACCCGATCGCTCAAATCATCTGCCTGGCGCTCAAGACGAGCCAAATAGTCTGGGACTTCCGCAGCCTTCTGATCAGCATCATGTGATGCGGCCTTCAAATTTCCACTCATCAGTATTACCCCTGTTATATGCGCGAGAGTGCGCGGTGCTGCGTGTATTTACCAGAGATCTTCGGAGAAGAGCTCGCGTGGATGCGATGGCTGGATATCACGCTCCACAGCAAGTTCTCGCGCTTCGGCCCGATTCAGGAACCGGCCATTCTTGGTCAGGAAACCATGTACCGCACCCGCCTTGAACCCGGATTCATTGGACTCCCATTTCGCAGAAATCACGTTATGGTGTCGACATGGCTTTGCGCACCAATGGATGATTCCACCTTCGAGGATGGCGGCCGCCATGATCTCGTCAGCGCCCTCGTTTCGTTTCGCGTTTCGTCTCTCGACCCCGTCCCAGTGCTTCATGGTCTGAAGGACTGGACCTTGGGTATAAGCAGGTGTCGGAGCGTTGGCAAGTGCAGCATTCAAAGCGGTCATGGCGTGTTCCTTCAGCGACCGAAACGGTGGACGTAGACGTAAGCGAACCAGGCAGATGCGAGCAGCATATTGACGACCTCGAAGGGTGTTGCGCCAGTGAGGTCTGATCATTGAGTCACGAGTGAGGTGGGGATCAACATCTCGCCATCTGAGTCCATAGACATCTTGGCGAGGACGATGCAGCGGGAGGCGGCGACCATGTGGTCTTGGCCGTCCATTGGGTAGTAGCGGCCGGGGATGCCTGGCTTGGCCACAACAGGTCCTGACTTACCAGCCGCATCCTTGGTGCCCAGTGTTGCGAAGTTCATTCGCCATTTCAGAATAAGCGGGCCGATATGATTCCAATCGGAAGAGGGGGAGAATCGGCGAAGATCGCCGATGCCGGTCCCTATCAGGATCATGTCCGTCTGGCAGGCTTCGGCGGTAAGAGGAAGCTCCAGCGCTCTTGCCACAGCCCAGTCGAGCGCTATGCCCGTGAGCCGTGATATTTTTACAGCGACCATTTCAGCCGACATCAGTTTCCCTCCACATCCTCGGTGAAAAATTCAGGGGATAGATCATTCAGACCCAACCCATTGCCACAGGTCTCGCAGACAATCGGGTCGTAATCCGAGACCTGCGATCCATCCAAGTGGCGGCATGGTTCTGCAATGACGGGATCTGTCAGTTGCGGCTGACTCGTTCGTTTGAAACAAGGTCCACCGCATCCGTTTACGTGCATCAGCGTCCACATTATGCCTTGCTCCACTCGTCTGCGGTTGCGCGCGCCCAGCATTCGGCCGTCACGATAATGAAGTTCCTGGTTCCGGTCATGACCTTGTGCATCTCGCCGTCAAACTCGATATAGGTGTCGTTTTTACGGTGCTCGGGATGCCGATCAATCGTATCCAGCAACTTGCCAGGCTTGCCGTCGGCGCGGCGTTCGTGAATGTCGTATTGGCTCATGTTTTGCTCCTTTTTTCCGCAGGTAACCACGTTGAAGCCATGTCGGTCGGTCCATGGTCAGTTGGACTCGACGACTGAGAATCAGCACAAACCGGCCTCTGCCCCGGATACGGAACCGGTGCCTTGGCGAACAGTTCGCCGAACGCATTGAAGTCTTCGCAGCGGGCATCGCGCCAGATTGTTTCGCCCTCGTCGCGATACCTAAAATCTAACACTTCGGCCTGCAACACGAGCTGCCCGAACCAGCCGACGCGGTAGCGGGTGCGTCCGGTTAGATTGCTCATTGCCATTTCTCCAATCGTTCAGCCCAATCTGGCAGGTCAACAGTCTGACCGGCCAAGGCGTGAGTGCAGTCGCTCAGGAACTGGATGCGGCCGTCAGTGACGAACGAATGACAGATGGTTGGCGGATCACCCGGCTCATCGATAAACGTCGGATCGACAGCGGAACCGTGTTTGACCAGAACGCTAGGAGTGAAACTCGGCGCGTCGACATTATTGTTCCAACCCCAACGCGGGCCAACTCCGGCACCGATCATGACGGTATGAGGCAAGTTGCACCCAGGACAAAAGAAAGTGATGTGCCCGTCATGGGCTGACGCCAGAACACGGGATACGGCTACGAAGGCACTCACCAAACCACCTCCACGCCATCAGGCAGATGATGAGGTTGCGGGATCAATCGCGACCGGTTCAGATAATCCAGAATCTGACGCATCGTATCGCGCTTGATACCTGGAAACCTGGCCAAGATGTCATCAAGTGACCAGTCGGCGAAATCCTGAAGTGCCCTGGCCTCGAGGACCTGCTCATCGGTCATGATGGGAGCACCTCCTTTCCCGGTCATGGTGTGTCGTGCGCTTTGTTTCATTTCGCCACCTGCTCATGCCGTATCGCGCACGAACCACCACGCGCCTCATCGTTCAGCTGCATGACGCCGAGGAGCAGCATCCCCGCGATTAAAATCGTCCACCAGTTCATCAGCGTTGCTCCTTGTTGTTTTTGTGAAAGCAGATGTCGAGGCCGAGCAGGAAGACGCCCAAGCCGACGGTGATCCCGAGGCCGACATGCATGAGGCCGAATGCGAGGCCGGCGCCAACGGCGGGGATAACGGCGAACAGTAGGCCGGCGAAAAAGTCGTTCATGGCTAATCCTCGGCGTACAAATTATGCAGTAACTGCCCAACTACTCCTGCCAGCTTGTAAAGCTCGTGGTTATTGCTCCAGCACGAATGAACACCATCACCTTCCTCCGTGTATGCCACCGCTACAGATCTGAGCTCACCACTTTTAGCTTTGGCCAGCAGCTCTTCAAGCAAATCGATTGAGTTCTGAACTGGTTCGCATTGATGATCTGGTGCGCCTGGAAATTTTTGTATATTCGTCATTGTTCACCCTCGCTGCGCAACCGTCGAGCATGCGCGATCAGATGTTCTCTGATCTGTTTTTTGGTCAGGCCTTGGGGGAGTAAATAGCGCTCGCCAGCCAGAGCCTTTTCCATGCGCTCCATGTCGAAGTTGATGGTTGGCTCGTGGTGCACCTGATCGGCATCACCCACCATCGCATCACGCCCGCGGGCGCTGATGGCCTGGGATTTCTCGCAGCTGATGTTCATGATGGCGTCCACCATGGGAGGCGCTGACACGACTCGTTGGTTTTCCTGGCCGAGGGCCATAGCATCCATTTTTGGACACGGAAGTCCTGACATTCCTGGATGGTGACCGCCGCATGCCAGGCAGCGGTTGCTGATATTGGCGTGCAACTTGAGAGCAGGCGACCTGCTATCGATCAACGCATCAGCTGCACACTCGCAAGCGTCGATATCTGACGATTGATCGCGGATTGAGGCCAAGGCTTGGCGCAGGGCTGCGATTTCTGATTTCTGCTCAGCGATGAGCGCTGAGGCCGCACCGGCCAACTCTGCCGCAGAATTCCTGGCATCGCGATGACCTAACTTATAGGCCTCCACTTTATTCGCCAACAGGTCATATTCAAGTCCAGCCGGGACTGGAATGCGCATGATCAGGCTTGATAGTGATAGAGCGCTCATGACTTCACCTCACCCTTGGCGGGCACGCTATTGGCCATTTTCTGCCGTTTCTCTTCACGCAGCTGCAGATAGATCCAGAGATAGGCCAAAGCCATCCCCAGCCATGCGCAAGCCCATCTCCATTTGATCAGCAAGGCGATCATGACTGCGCCTCCTTGCTGATGGACATATCAATCAGCCAGTCGATTTCTTCCATGCTTTCGGCTGATGAAAAATCAATCTCATCCTTGGAGTTTCGTAGGAACCGATACCGGCGCGCCTCTGCGGCCAGGACCTCAAGAGCTCTACTTGCGACTTCGGCCTGTCCGCGGAGTTCTTCGACTTCTGCCTTGAGCTGTTCGGTTTCGCCGAACAACTGGTCGCGCTCGGCGATCAGGGCCAGGAGTTTGGGAAGTGCATTCACCGCAGCAACGGCCAACCAGGAATCGCGCTTATAGCTGAAGTGTGCCCACGGCTCTTCTTTGGTCCACGGCTTACCGATCTGGAAGACTTCAATCGGCTCGCAGATGCCACCCATACTTTGCGCAGTCTCGGCCCAATGGCCTGGCTTGTGTTCGGCCTGCTCGATAGCGCGACTCAGCGCCTCAGCCAGCCTCTTCAGTTCGCTATGGTCGGTCATTTGCATTGCTCTAGCGCTACTGAAAGGCCATCCATTTTCGATATTACCGCTACGCACAAGATCGTCATTTTCCTAGAGCTTTCAGCAACAACCCAGATTGACCCAAAGACGAAGACGATCAAAAAAATCGCAAATAGAAAATCTTTAACTGATTTCATCATTCAGATCCTCGCTGCTAATCATGACTTCTGCTCCTCTCGCCGCACCAGTTCGATCAGGCCGTCAGGTGTTTCGGTGATACGAATCCCCTGCGGGAGAACTCGCCGCAGCTCGGCCATGGTCGAGACCTTACTCGGCTCCGTCGCCAGATAGTTCTGCAGTTCGGCGCGCAGGGCGGCCTCGCGGCTCAGCGCCCGCCAGTAACGCCAGATCAGTAACGCCTGAGACACCAAGAGTGGAACCACATACACCATCTGATCATTGCTCATGCTGTTCCCCATGCTGGCCGACGATATCGCCGAGCTCAAGTTCGAAAGAGATCTTTTCAAGCGAGGTATCCATCGCTTGGATGATGCTGATCACCGGCATCCCGGCCTCGTTGATTTCTACGCTGCAGTCGTAGCCATCGCGCTTGAGGGCATCGACCAGGTGGATTGCCATGCGGCGAGTTTCGGCGGAACGGTTTTTCGGCGGCGTGATGGCGGTGACGGTCATGATTTCAGCGCTCGAAGGAAGGCGAAGACCAGGCGATCAGACTCTTTGGGGTCTAGGCCAAGTCCATGCGAGAACTGCTCGTAGTAGGCCTCAAGGATTGCCGAATGTTTTTCGTTATAAGCACGGACCGTCAGCAGGAACTGATTTTCCAGATGGTAAGTGAAGCTGCCAAGGATCAGGATCCGCTCAATGCCCGGCCCTAAAGCTGGAGCACCTCCCTGATATGGCGTGTAGTTCGGGTCTCTCGCCACATCGAATTCATACCCGCCGCGCCGATGGAAACAACTCTCGGCATACACACCCACCTCAACGATGGCGATCAGCCTGGACCCGTCCGAAGAACTCAGGAGCGCCTTCATTCGGCATGCCCTCCGCTGATCAGCTGATTACCAACAGACACCTTCAGCAGATCCAAAACGGCCAGCACGTCAGAAACTCGCATCCCGATGCTGGTGACATAGATCTTCGCGGCCAGCACCCCGCGCAGCTCATCCATCCGCTCCGTTCGCTCGATCTGCTTCAGCTCCGCATCTTCGCGGGACATCTTCGCTTGGGTGAAACTCAGGACTTGGCTCATCACAACCTCGCTTCAAAGGTCATACCGATTTCGGAGTTGAGTTTTTTCAGGCGTTCCATGATACGCATGGCAACTTCGGGTGATTCTTGAGAAATTTCGGCCAGGACCGAATCGTAAAAGCTTTGCATTCGCCTCAAATCCCATACTTCCTGCATCGCCTTCAGCGCCGTCTCCAGCAATTTCTGCCGTAGCGAAACCGACTGCGTTAGATATTTCGGCAGCTTGATGCGACCCGTCTTGGTATCCATTGAGAATTGTCTCAGTGTCTCAGCGTCAGCGTACAAATCCTCAAGCCGCTGCATGAAATCCATGTTGCCTGAAGCGCGCGGCCGGCCGACATAATCCGGTGACGGTGCAGCCGGCAAATGCTCGCCAATCTCAAGCGCTATCGCGGCTGACTCGGTCAAGCGCTGGGTTTTTTGGTCGACGTGGCCAACCAATTCCTTGCAGGAGTGGATCCAGCGATACCAGGACGCAATGGGAACTCCGTGATATTTTTCTCGGAGTTTCTTGAGACCTTTCTCATTTCCTTCGGCTAAAAGCTTGGCAATCTCAGTAAACGCCTGTAGTCGAAGCTGCTCTCTGTTCGTAACGGCCATTTATCGCATTCCGGCAGTTGAAATTTACATTACCAGATACAACTATCACTCATCAAGAGTGTTATGTCCAGTAGCTGCATCGACAAAAGCCTGGATATCTGACCGATAAGCGCCGTACCTATGCACGGTGGCGATAAATTCCTCAACGTCGTGCCCACGGAGTGCCCAGCGCGCTTTGCCCGTTTCCTCGTCCTGCATCGGTTCGCCGTCGGCGTTGAACTTGAGCTGCATGTGACAGGTTTCGTGATAAATGAGAATTTCTTTCATTAACGGCGTGTAGCTCTCCCACAGCTCGTTGTCGAGCGTCACCAGAAAGTCCGGCACCCTCCCGAACATCTCCTCGAGCATCCACACGAAGAAGTTCTTCAGCATCCCTTGGACCTTCGGCAGGTGACATTGCCCCTCGACCATCCGTCCACCCATCACCAGCGAATCGGTGCGCATCAGGAACTCGACGTCGACCTCCCAGGTCTTCAGGAATTCAAGCTCCTCACACGAGTTGATCAACCGCTTGAAAATCGCGGCTGGCTGGTCATCGCCAGGCTCTGGACGCTTGTACATGCCAATGGACTCGCTCAATTTTGTTCCACCACGATGGTTCCGGGGAAGCTGGCGTCACGTTTGGAATTCACCACACAGCGAAGCCTGGCATCCCTTCCTGACTTCATCGTCGCTCCGCAGGCGCACAGATACCGATAACCGTCCTGCGCGTCTCCTGCGCTCTCTGGCGAGCTTTGACCGCAGTTAGAGCACTCGTACCGTTTCCCGTCGAACAGGATCCGTCCCAAGCAGTTTCGGCAGCAGTGGTCAGTCAGCTGGTAGGTCATGTCAGAACAGGCTCAGTTGGATGGCTGAAGGGCGAACACGGCCACGAAACCCGACGATGGCTCGGTCCTTGGATCGTTTGGCAGCGGCCAGGATGACTTCGAGCATCCCGGTGGCGATGAATTGCTGGAGTTTGGCGCGGCGTTTGCCGTCTCGAACGAGGGCCTGCATGGGGTACACGACGGCGCAGTGGATGGGCTTGGTGCCTTTGGCGTTTCGGCCCTTGAGGACTTCGTATTCCCGATTTTTGCAGCTGATGCAAACGCTGGCACCGATCAGCCGTCGCCCCGTATTCCCGCATCGGACGCACTCGGTCGATTCCTGAAACTTGGTCCTTGGCACGAAGTCATCGATCCCGGCGTGCATGGCACCGGTGGGGCAGTTGCGGCAGTAGTGGCGGGTATCCCGTTCCTCGTCCTGCCGAGCGTACCGGGCGACGGTGAACTGACTGGCACAGGCGGTCGCAGAGAGGGTGGCATTGCCCGGCATTCGTGGACAGACGAAGTACTTCCCTGGTGCCCCGGGGATTTCGATGTACTCGATCGGCTCGCTGGTCTGGGTCATGAGGTCTTGTCGTGATTGGATCCGCTGGCGTCGAGTGTAAAGGTTTTGAGCCTAAAAACTAGGGGTTTGCGGGTTAAGGCGTCAAAAATTGGTCCTTGAACGTCAAAAAAAACCGTTATCGCCTCGTTATGCCAAAGTGTTAGCTATGAAACCCAATGGAATCAGGGCTTTATATAATAATAATAACATTTTTAACTTTATAATAATAATATAGACCATATAGGATTATTCCTCATATGGTGTAGTGTAGTGTAGGTATACCCATACACACACTACACTACAGTGTATTTTTATATAAAGGGGTCTATCTATCCTTACGCCTGCAATGCGTCTATATCGTTATGTTCCTATGTAAATCAACAACTTACCAGAAAACATGGGAAAATCACCAAATTCCAAAGCGACCTAAACCCCAATAAATGCTGAGCCTGGAACCCTTCAAGATACACACAGTGCTTCCATTGGCTGAGATTTATAGATTTTTAATTATCTGGTTTACTGAGTTTATTTTTTGTGATTTGATGAATGATGCCATCAAAACCGAAAAAAGGACCAACCATGAGACCTACAGCTTCATCCCTCGCCGAAGCTCCATTTGCAATTCTGAACTGCCCTTTCGACCCCGTTGCCGGAAAGCATTTCATGGATCACGTCCCTAAAGGGGACATCCCAGTCCTCGAAATTCAGACAATGCCCCCCATGCGGAGGATGCCAATCAATGGTGATTCGCGCATCGCCGACCGAATTCGGAAGACATTTATTGCCGAAGCGGAGAGTTTTGGAGGCGATATTTACCTCCAGACCATGGGGAATATTGAATTCAACGCGCAGCTGATGGTCTATAAATTACCCCTCGGATCCTACTTCCCAAGGGTCCGCGAATGGCTCTATAACGCCTTTGATTCGATGGATCCGGACAAGGTGTATTTCATTCAATTCACCTCCTATGACGCCATCCAGCTGGCGTTCAAGTTCGTCACGGACTGGGAGGAAGAACGCGGCGCGATCATGCGCCTGGGAGCCACCTATGAAGGCCGGATCTTGACCCTGCGGGCCTTTAAGCCACGAGTAAAAATGAATCAGTACGAAGCTGAGCGCATGATCAAGCTCGAAAGGAAATCAGCGAAAATCGGTGCCGAGAAAGCCAAGGCGGCCAAGAAGCTGGAGAAGGCGCTGGCTGGCCCCACCGTAAAATCTGGCAAGCCCTACCACACGCTGCAGGCTGGCGAATCAATCACTCTCTACCCTGATACCGGGGCCTTCAGTACGATTTTGAACCTGCGGAATGTGGTCTACCGATACGGGACCATGACCTCCAAAAAATTCTCCATCTCCAGGAATGAAGATGGTTCAGCCACCATAAAGAGGACGCTTTAAATGCCCATTGGAATTGAGGCCGAAAACATCATAGCCACCATGAACATTGGCGAAACGATGACTCTAGCTATTCCTGATTGGATTCGCCCACTCGGATTTCGCGATGAGGCTATAGCCTACGCATTAAGCCTAGGGAAGAATTTTTCAGCCATAGTGGATAGCTTGGACCGCACAATGACGGTAACCCGGCTTACCGACATCGGGCGCCTGAGGAAGCCAAGCTATCACGCATTGAAAGTTGGGGAGCATGCCTATTCTTACCCCGCCGATTATGGAAGCTTCGCTTCCTTCTCCGAAATCGTCAGCCGCTACGCCAAGCACATGGGTTGGGTCTTGGAGGTATCAACCACCAAAACAGGCGCCAAAGTCACTCGTATCTCGTAATGGGAAATGCGTGGCCGACCCAAAATAAAAAAACCGCCTGGGCGAGAGGCGGTTAAGGTACAGCGGGTCCTGGCGTTCCTGCCAGCGTGGTCACACCGTAGCGTCACGAGGTGGCCACGTCCGGCCCGGGGGTCTGGGGGAGCATCTGAACCCAGTGCTTTTTATTCGTTTCGTCCCGCTCCCATCGCCAACCTGCGCCGTGCAGCATTTTCATTTCTGCTTTGATCAGCTCGTGGAACTCTTCGTGGTACCCCTCACGCATCGCGCGCAGCCGGAACACTTTCTCATTCTTTAGGATGTCCCGCGCGGCCCGCCACACCTTGTCGGCGACCAGACGCCAGGCGGCGCGCTTGCACTCAGGCGGGAAGTCCTTCACTGGCAGACGCCCCGCCCAGCACTCATCGGCGACCTTTACCGGATCAGCGACGATCATTGATCACCTCCTTGAGCAGTCGCTGCAGCGTTCTCAGCCTGGCGCGAGCGACTTCATCACCAACCTCCTTGATCGCGGCACCCATCAGCGCTTCTGCCTTGGCCAATTGCTTAACGGCCTTTTCATAGGCAGTTTTCGGCCGATAACCAGTCAGCGGATTGCGCTCAGCCAGGAGGTTCCAGTAATTGTCTTTGCAGTTGTCGCTGCCGCTATTCGAGCAAAACACCGTGTTGTAGCGATTCTTGATGAGTTTGCTCTGGCAGACAGGGCAGCACACTTCAGCGCCGATCGAAGCCGCCTTGACGACCTCATAGCATGCCCTGGCATCTGCCGCGCTGCGCGGCTCCGTCTGCATGACATTCGAATCCATGATTGCCTCCATCACTGATTGACGACTGTTGGATTGCGCTCTTCGGTCAGGAATCGCGTGACCAGCGGCCCGACCGTTTTGGCCTGGGTGACCAGAAATAGATGCCCGTCATTGATGACATGCAGGTCAGCGTTAGGCATGCGCTGGGCCATCCTGCGCATGTTGACCAGCGGAATCAGCGGGTCATCGTTGCCGGCCAGCACCAGGGTGGGCTGCCTGATCTTGTGCACCCAGTGAATGCTGGTCCACATATACACCGCCATCATCTGGTAGTAATAGCCGCGGCCGCCGGAGGATTGCATTTTCTCGGCGTAGGCCGCAGCCAAGGCCTTATCGCTCCGGAACACCCCACCATAGATGTACGGGGCGATCTTTGCGCCGTATGCCGGGCTCGTATAGCGCAGCGGGCTGGACATCAACCACAGGACCTTGAGTGACGGCGGCACCATAAACACACCACAGGATGTCGCCGCGAGGATGAGCTTTTTGCAGCGCAGTGGATGATCAAAGGCGAACTGCTGGGCAAGGAAACCGCCCCACGACACGCCGATCACATTGACCTGGCCGTAATCCAGATAGTCCAGCATCTGGGCCACCAGCCGTGCCAGTCCCGAAAACCCATATGGCAGCACTGGCGTTGAGGAGCCCCCCACGCCAGGTACGTCGAAGGCGATCACCTCCTGTTCACGGTCCAGGGCTTCCATGAACGGGATGACCAATTCCAGACTCGCACCGATACCGTTGAACACCAGCAGCGGGGTCAGGTGCGAACTGCCAGGGCGAACCAGCGTGCGGATCGACTGCCCATCGATTTCGATGGTACGGATGACCAAGGCTTTAGTCGGAGCACCCCGTCGATTCGTCTTGCGGCGCTCAGGGACACCAAGTTTTCCTTCGTCGAACGACTCGTTTAGATTGCTCATGATAATCCTTTAGATCTAGACACGACCGGAGTGGTCAAGGCTTGATGCAGTGTCATGCCACGATGGATCCTGGCGCTAATGGTACCGATGGGAATTCCTGCCGCTGCCGCATGATCCGACAGATTGCGCACTGCGCCACGGTGTTCGGCGTGTTTACCCTGCTTGCGAAACACTGGGTTCAACCCCTGGGCCACCAGATAGGAGCGCATGGTGGTGACCGAGCAATAACCGAGGAACGAAGCGGCCTGGGTCTGCGAGTACTTCGACGCGTGCAGATCCAACCATGCGGCGATCGTTATCCCACTGCCCTGCTTGAAGCGCGCGGCCACTGGCAAATAGGTCGTTGCCGACCATGGGTTATCACCGGGTCGCTTCGCCAAGTAGCGATAAAGTGCCCGGGCGTCGTACTCGAGTCGCTTCGCGGTCGCGTTGATAGACAACCCTTCTGCCTGCAGGTCGGCCAGCACCTCATCAAACAGCTTGCCGTATTGCATTTCGATGGCCAGTCGCCGCGGCGCGATCAGGATTGACGGGTTATCGCCGCCGGCGCGTTTCGCATAGCCGAGTGCTTCTGATAGTTTCCAGCCGCGAGCTTTGCGCGATCGCACAGTCGAAGGGGATAAGCCTTGGCGTGCGGCGTGCTCTGGAATTGTCCCAACAAACCCGCCCAGGTCGTAGGAGAAATAATCCATGTCGCGTTTTTTCTTCACTGATTCCATGGTCCATTCTCAAAAATCGCCCGGTGTCACCCGGGCTTGATGTCAGAGGTACAGCGGCTGATTGATGTAGCGGGCCAGGCGATTGTCGATTTCACGGATGGCGCTGACCACATGGTGAACAGGGAAAAAGGCGTTTATCAGTTCCGTTCTCGTCACCACATAGGACTCGAGCCGCCGCTCATCACCATCTTTGTACAAGCCACAAATCCAATAGTTGTCGTACCGATCGCGCTGCACGAAGTAGGTGGTCAGTTTGGCATGATCTGGGCAACGGTGATCCTGGAGCCCAAGAGGCTCAACGTTCCATTCATGATCCCTTCGCGAATCTGACTCTGCGAAAACTTGACCTGCTTTGGATTGGTTGACAGGCATTGGTAGATCTCCAGCGAGGCAGCGTCGACCTCCGAAAACGGAATGGCATAGACGTGCTGTTCGGTGATGCCGCGCATTTTCAGGTCGCGACGGATACGGTTCAGGTCGGTGATGATGCTCATGCGTCACCTGGTGGAAGTGGTTGCGTGCGGACCCAGGTGCCTTCTCCGATTTTCCGCCAGCCGCCCGCCTCACGGCAGTTGTCGCGAACATCACGGAAACGATCATTGCAGAGGCTTGGCGACTCGGCATACAGCAACGTCAGTTCGCTCCAGATCGGTACCAGCGGCGCCCACTGAGGACAGGCCTCTACAACGGCCGGCAGATACTCGTGCAGCTCCGGCACCTGGGACAGCAGGCGAAGGCAACGACCGAAGTCATCGGCATCATGCGGACAGTCGAATGACACTCGGCCCCCATCATGTTTAATGCCTAGCGCGACACGGGCGATCGTCGACGCTGATACACCGGTGGTCCCGCTCAAAGCCCAGAGGGCGATACGTTTGTTTGCATCAGTTGAGAGATTCACAACTCACCCCTTGGCGCCCGCACCCAGCCAGCGGCGCGCATGCGCTCCTCATCCAGCACTTCGAGTTCGAGCGGTGACGAAATGCACAAAACCAGCGTGTTCGGCGCGCGGTTGCGTCGGATTGCACGATGGAACTCGTTCAGCTCAGTATGGTGCTCAGGTTTGAAGTCACCGACCAAGGCCACCGCGACCGAGTCTTCGTGCACCTCGACGATTCGCGCTGACGCGATCGCTTGAGCCGCGCGCAGACGATTGATCAACTCCAGCACCACCGGCGCGTGCCGCCGCTCCTGTTCCTGCCAGGCCCACAAGCAATGAAGGCGGTAGTTTTCAGTAGCTGCATCGTCCGAGTAAAACGAACGCATCCACGCGTCCAGCTCATCGTTGGTTTTCACCAGGAACGCAGTACTGCGCGGTCCGTTCACACCTGTATTATCTTCAGCTGCCGCTTTCGCCGCTGCCTCGAGCGCATCTAAATCCAACACGATAGCGGTGGTCATTGCACACCTCCTTTGCGGGCAGCGAGCATGGCATCGGCCCAAGCGGCTGGCCACTGGAGTAGACGCTGCTGGTCACGAGCTCTATTCCAAGCTAGGACCGCCGAAGTCATTCCCCACCATAAGCGATCATCAGCGCTTTCATCATCCATATTCCGCCAGAATTGCCACCAACGTTTTGGTGAAGTCCAAGTCTCAGGAGGCTCAGGATATGGTTCCGAAAACTCAGGCTGAAACCAATCCTGCGGCTTAGCCGGGGCATGAGCGATGAAATAATCACGTATGGTTATTCCTTGATTTTCCGGAAGGGTATATTCATTCGGAAACGCCGGACCACTATTGTCCAGCACTACTGTTTTTTCGGTCATGATCATTCCTTTCTCAGTTGATTATTGGTTTACGCCAGATCACTCATCGCTAAAAGACGCCCAAGCTGATTTTTCCGCTGCGCTCAATTCTCATGCGACCACCTTGAAATTTACGCACCAGACCCACGGGTTGGCATCCCAGTCGCCGCCGGTGGATTCCCACAACCGCTTGAACGCGATTTTTGCATCGGTGTAATCACCCGATGGGGTGAGGTAGATTCCGGGGAAACGGTCAGACTCTACGATCCCTTCGGCCACCGCCTGCTCCTCACTGATATCCTGCAACCGCTCGACGCGAACATCCGTGATTTCCAGCAGGATCCGGCAAGCCGCCCGAGGCATGTGAATTGATGGCCGCATCTTGCCGACCCAGTCCGGGACGCAGATGTTGTCTTCGTTGACGTAGGTGCCGGTGTTGTCTTTGGACCGCGAACCACCAGCGGCGTAGTAGGTGGTTAGACCACGGTCATAGTCGAGGTCACGGGGCTTGATCCCGTCATGAATTTTGCTGACTTGGTAGGACTCACGGATCCACAAGTGATCGCCGACCTTGCCAAACGGACAACGAGCATCGAAGCGATGCTCAAACTCTTCGCCATGAGAAAACTCAGCGGTACCAGATTTTTTGCCGACCCCTTCCAGCCTGTAGATGTCAGGCATATTCAGGTTCAGCTCATCGAGCCCATGAGGGCGCCGCGTCACCGTCTTCCGGCCTTCCAGGATGGCGCGCACCATAGGAGCTGAGAACAGGATCGGGCGTTCGTTGATCTTGGTCATGACTTCACCTTCCCTGCCTCGACCCCAGCCTCATAGGCTCCTTCCATCAGTTCTTCAATGCCCAATTCATGCTGCATCCCAGCTTTCCCATGATCTTCAAACCATTGGCTAAAGTTGGGACTCGGATCATATTGGGCCGGGATAACTTGCGCCCGAAACATCGCCTGCAATTTCTTGGCGATATCGACACCGGCCAGGTCGTAGTCGCAGTCATCTTCCTCGGCTGACGCCCAAACGACTGCGTGGTACTCGGCCAGCAGGCTATCGAAGTCGAGTGATCCGCTGCCCTTCGGCTGTTCGAGCAAGTGCTCATCGATAGGCTTGGCAAGAAGGGCACGAATCTCTTCCATCGCTTTCCAGGCATCCACCAGCTGCAACGCATTGGAACCCATGCTGGCATCGCCTTTTACAACTCGTTGCAGCAACTTCCTTGGAACCCCATCAATCGTTTGGCTGTTCATCCTTCACCTTTTCCTTACACGTTGGGCAGCTTGCGTGGTGCAGCTGCGAATAGTTGGTCTGGCAGACTGCGCAGTACGTCACCCGCATGCGCTGCAATGCTGACACGGCCCTACGGCCTTTTCTGTCGATGATGATGCGGCCCATGCTGACGCCTTTTCGTTGTATTGTTGCTGAAGCTTACAGCCATAACACCAAAAAGCAAATACACAGACATGAAAAAACCCGGCGCGGAACCGGGTTTTTGTCCTGCTGTCGGCGCTTACAGTTCGCCGACTGGCTCTTCTGCTGCGACTGCCGTCTGCGACTGTTTGCTGAATCCGATCAGAGCCGTGTCGGCCCAGACTTCAGCCGTTTTCGGCCCAGCAAATTCTGACCTCGATGCCGCCAAGCCGCCCATGTACCCGTCAACGATCAGCTTTCGCACATCGCCGGCGAGCGCTTCCAGGGCCAGGGCCTGCTCAGCACCACGCAACAGGAAAAACCCCGTTGGCGTTGCCTCGATTACCCCATCCTGCTCTTCGATCATTGCGGCGATCTGCACGAGCATCATGCCTTCGGTGATAGCCCCATCCAGGGCGATATTGATCGCGCTGAATACCCGATGAGCCGGGACGGCGGGAGAGTTCACCATTTGGCCGTCAATTTCACCTTCGACCGCTTCAGCAGCCGGCCGGATCGCGGTATACGGGATGTAGTAGAGATGTTCGCTCAATTTAAAATTTCCTTGTCTTCAATCACGCCCGCCGGGAGGTGGGCGCGGTGGGTTCGGCTCTCGATAACATCGTGAACCAGTTCGGATGCGGTGGCCATTGTGGCAGCCGCAGAGGATAAATCGGCAAGAGTTTTCTGCATGCGGTTGTGGTCGCACAGCAGCTCGATGATGGCGATGGCGATCGGGCCGATACCGTCACGGATGAGCGCCGCGTGCAGCTCACGCTCAAAATTTGAATAAACGTCGGCCGGTTTCATCAGTCGATTCGTCGCCACAAGCAAGCCAGCAAATTTGTTCTTATGATCGATCCTCATGCCGCCTCATCCTCTTCATCCACCGGCGGAACATACCCCAGCAGGTCGCAGATATGCTTGACGGTGGCCACGAATTCCAGCAACTGGATCGCCGCCTCATGACGCCAGATGTGGGCGATATCCTCCAGTTCGCTAGTGTCATAATCCGGATCACTGGCGAAGCTGATGCTGCTGAACTTGAATTCGTCATTCAGCTTGAAATCCATCTCGCCATGCTCGAACCGAATGGCATGAACTTCCAGTTTCGATTCCAGCGCCTCGAGCAATCCGGCGCGACCCTCGGCCAGGTCGTCGAGTTGGTAACTGACCTTCTGGCTTTTTTGGCCTTTTTTCTTAAGTTCGACCAAGCCGCCCAGGTGCAGATCACCAAACGCGCGCTCCTGATCCTGCAGATGGTTCTTCAGGCGTGTGGTGAGACCGTTTTTGATGTCGCTGATGTGGATGGTGGTGGTTTTCACTGACCCAACGACGTGCACCAGCACACCAACCAACATGCGGGCCTGCATCTTGCTGGCAGTCAGTACGATCAGCAGTTTCTCGTCGATATGGTAGAAACAGGTGATGTAGGACGATTCCACCAGCGCCTTCTTGCACATCAGCGCCAGAGTCTGTTCGGCGATCGCCTGGCGCTCGACCTTTTTCAGCCTGACACCGGACGACTTCTCAGCCGCCTTGATCAGCTTGTTGGCCTCGGCCATCACCAGATTCATCGGCAACACCTTGCTGTCTTCACGCAGAGTGAACGAGTAGCCACCTTGGAATTCCGTAACCAGCTCGCCGGTGATGGCATTCGGCACGAAGCCAGACCGCGACAGCATATTCTCGGGGAGTTCTTCGAACGGATGCTCCAGCAGATGCTTTGCGATATCGGTCGCACCGGGTAACTCGGCGCTGTAGACGATCGCATTTTTCAGATGGTTGAATTCCATAATCAGGCCCCCATCGATGATTTGGAGCGGATGAGCTCGGAGGTATCACGAGCTATGGCCTCTGCCGCCATGGATATCCAGTAGAACAGCAGCAGGAAGCCAGCGAACCATTCATAACCGGCCGCGGCGATGACAAAGAAACCCACCGTCCAAGCGGTGCGGGCTAGGGCTGAAAGCGTTTCCCCGTCGCCTGTTCTCGCCGGGAACGCCTTCATGAAGATTGCTAACTTGTCGGCCTTCAACTCACCATTGAGCGCCTTCTTGCTTTCCAAAGTTGCAAAACAGGTCATCAGTCCCAGCAGGAGTAAAAATAGCCCCAAGACAAAAGATGCCAAGCTCCCCGACCACTCAGACCCAGTGAAATAATGAATCACCGGCAATGATGCGATCGCCAACACCAACAGGATTTTACGGGTGAATTTCCAAATACTCGCCATCGATAGTGCTCCGTTTTATATGGGCTACGCCCGTTAAATGGCCGGTTTCTGGCCTTCTGCCAATTCCCACTTCATCACATGCCCGCAGGAAGAACAGTGTTTTTCATTTTGCGAGCTGAGTAGCACCAGCTGCAATCCGCCGCACGCATCACAGAATTTTGTGGTGCCCGGTTTATCCGAATTGTTGCCGAGTAGCGCTAGAGCGCCCCGTGCCTCTGTCGACATTTTTTCGAGAAATACGACCGCATCGATCAACTCCTCGAAATGGCGCCCCATCACATCCGCGCAGACTTTTCCGGTGGTCTGATCCCGGTAGACCTCCAGCCAGCTTTTGCAGCGCTCCGACTGGCCGCCGACGTCCGGGAAAAATTCACCATGCGCGGCAATGAATTCGGCTGATCCGATATCTGGCTCACTGGGGCGCATCAACAGCCAGCACTGATCAGCCGATAGCCAAGGATCCAAACTGGAGCTGCGAGAGGTGACACACATATCCGCATCAAAACTCACTCGCGAACACTTCACCATATGCGAACCACATCGGACGACATTCACCTGTAGCACCGGACCATGCGTATGCTGAATGATGTCGCCTTTCTGAAAAGGTCGATCAGTGTTATCGCCTGAATAGATCCGCATCGCTGGAACGATTGCCATAACGTGCACTCCGTTTTCATTATGCTATCGCAAGTGCAAAGATATGCAATAGCTAAATCACCCCATCAGGGCAGTAATTGGAACGATCACTGCTCTTGAGACAGCACCAACTCCGAAATATTCGGTCTTGGCTGTTGGGGAAGCGCCCGGAATGCGTTTGATGATCTTGCCCCAGTTGTTAGGCCATGGGCTGTCACGAAGAATCTTGGCGATCGCGTCATGCTGGTTCGAAATGATCACGCCTTTGCGATCATCCGACAGCTTGACGCCATAACGCAGCAACGATTCTTTGGCCGTCTGCGCGTAGACCTCGGGATCCGCCTCCATGCCAGATGCCAGCCCGACGAGCTCGCCCAAGGTCCGATCCAAGTTGCTGCCCTGTGTGCCTAGCACTTTCACCTGCTGACTCATCAACCTGGCCATCAACGAGAATTCATCGCGTTGTTCATTCAGGCTGTTTTCTTCTTCCCACTCCTGGCCTTCAATCCATTTCTGGGCTTCTTCGATGGTGACCACATTGTTTGAATGCAGCGCATAGGCACCGGCGAGCAACGCCCCAATCTGGTCGCCCAAGCGTTGCTGACCCAGAACCCGAGCACCAGCCTTAGCGAAAGTCTTCGCGTTCTCACGGATGATGCCGATCATGCGAATGGAGCGGGCGTGCAGGCTCTGCACGAATTTGTCAGTCAGCGTCCCGAAGGTCAGCGCCTCCAGTTTGGCGAATTGCTCGGCCCTGGATTCTTGGCTCTGCGATTGATCGACACGCAACTGCAGCACTGATACCCGGGTTTTGTCAGAGTATTGATGCACTGCGACACCAATAGATGAGAACGCGAACATGGAACGAATACGGAACGATTGGTGTTTACCACCAGCGCTGCCTTTCAGGATTTCACCACCAGACTCACTGGACGCCTGGCGCATCAACTGCATGATGTTCTGGATTCGCTGCTGGGCACCGGCATCCTCACCTTCCGCTTCATCGAAGATCACTGGACGCGCATCGTGGCCGAGGGCTTGCCGGATACCTGCCTCCGTAGTCGAGGACAATGCATTCAGCGCGAAGCCATCCAAACACCGTGACAGAATGTTGGTGATCGCCCACGACTTACCGGTACCACCGCCACCCGTGAGCCAGATATGCGGACGCCAATCGAGAGAGCCGCAGATCGCCGCCAGTACAATGAAGCCGGCGAACAGGTAAGCATCGATCGGCTTCTCCCACTGCATCATCTTGCAGATTTCGATCACTTTGTAGGCTTCGCGGGCGCTCAAGGGGTGGTCGATATCCACCAGCATGCCGCGCGAATGTTCGTAAATATGCCATCCATCCACGTCCCGCAGCTGACAGACAGTGCCATCGACGATCAGGTGCGAACCCAGGTGCAGCACCGAGCGCCCACTGTCCCACCAAGCGCCGCGCCCGCGGATGCGATCCGGGTCATAGATACCCTCGGCCTCGCACATCCGCATCAGGGCATTGACGGCCATGTCCCAAGAAACTCGACTCGTTGCACCAGGATAACGGGCCTCCCAGTGCGAGAGGGGCGCCATGGCCAACAGCGCCTGTTTCGAGTGACCGGATGCGGTCAGCTCGTGCACCTGTCGTGAACCCTTGGCCAGATAGAAGAACGACCCGTGGTCATAGCCGAGCGGACGATAGGGGTCATCGTCATCGTCGAAAACTTCAAGGTATTCGGCGCTGACCGGCTCTTTGAATTCTTCTTCCTCTTCGAGGCTGACACCATCACCAGCCTCAGATTCATACTGATCCGGCACCTCCTCATCGTCGGCGTCTGCATGCGGCAGCGGCTCAAGTGCTTTGCCGGCATGCGCCTTGATATAAGCCAGGGTGTGCATGGCATCCCAGCCGTCGATATTGATCGCGTCGGCGATGTCCCAGCCCTCGGGCGAGCCATCGGGCGGCTCAACGCACATGATCCCGGCAACACCGACTTCTTGCAGTATCTGGACCAGGCCGTTATTCAGCTCGCCGTCACTGTTGAACCAACCGTAAGTCGTCTGATAGCCGGGGATGTCAGCATCGCGCCAGAGAATGATCCGGCGCCCGGCCAACGAACTGAAATCAACATGACGAATCGCCTTCCCGCCTCCCGGCCATGAGACGATGGGAATCTGATTGATGACTTCGGTGGCGACATCGACGCACTTCTCGCCCTCGACCAGGAGCACGGGAACCTTGCTGTCGAACTGCACCAGATTGTCGAGGCCATAGAGCGGACGTGGTTTCGGGAACGAGAGCCAGCGCCAAGCTTCACGGTTGTCCTCAGTATTGCGCGCCCACACCAACGGCATTGGCTCTTTCTTCCCGGTAACTGGGTGCAAAAACCGCACGACATAGCCGATCAATTGGCTGCCCATGTCGCGATAGGGGTAAATCTTCTGGATCGGAAACTCTATCCATTCATTTTCGATCATGCGTCGATAAATGAATGTCGGCTCGGGGACGCCGGCCGGTGCCGGAATGATCGGCTCCCACTCAGGCTGTGCATTCATCTTCACCGAGTCGCGTTGCATCGGCGTCAGATTATTCACTTGGCGCAGATCACCACCAGATAGCACCTTACAGGCATCGACAAAACTCATCTGCTCGAAGTCGATAACAAACCGAATTGCATCGCCACTCGCACCACAACCGAAGCAGTAATACATCTGCTTGTCCGGAACCACCTTGAAACTTGGCGACTTTTCTTTGTGGAATGGGCAACAGGCTTCCCACTCCTTGCCGGACTTTTTCAGGTCGACGCCATAACCGGCGATCACCTCTTTGATGTCGACCGCGGCCAGGATTTTTTCCCGGTCAATGCGGGGTAGCTCTTTTCTTGCCATGACGCTACTTCCCTTGTTGTTGGTCGTCGTAAGGCCAGGAGTCAATAACAGCCTGAGCCTGCTCGGGACTTTTGGCGAAGCCTGCGATCCCGCCGTAGAAACGGATTCGCTCCACGAAGGTTTTCTGATGCTTCTTCGCCACGCCCTTGAGGTCTTTGACCTCGATCACGGTGTAAACAGCGATCTTCCTGCCCATCAACCGCTCGGCCCACTCCGGGGTCATGGTGATGGTGGTCCATCCGTTGAGGTCGCTGGCGCCGGTCAGCAGCTCACCATCCGACTTGGTCAACCCAGCCCTGAGCGGCCTGAAGGTGGTGCCCACCAGCATGTTTTTGACACGCTTGAAATTTCCAACCCAGCCCATGCCCGTGGTCAGTTTGAACAGCCGGGTTGCGCCGTTGGAGCAGGCAAGCATGATTTCCTTGACGACATTCGTTTCACTCATGCCTTGGCAGCCTGTTTTGCTTGACGTCCATGGAGGATGTGCCGCGCCCATGCATGCGGATTTTTGTAACGCTTCTGTTTGGCCAGTTCGACCAGCTCCTCAAGCGTTTTCGCCTGACTCTGTTCGTAGGCACGGTTACGTTTCATCTGCGCCGCCTGCTCGGCCTCCACGCGCTGCAACTCACCATCGACCTCGTCAACTACTCGGCCTTTGAATTCGACCGCAGTACCACAGTTCGGACAACTCGGCGCTGGCGCGAAGGTCACCCAGCAGGTATCACACTGGAGCACCCGGATATTGATTTCGTTTTTCTTCCCGGTGCGCGTCACTTCACCACTGAGGGACCATTCGCGATCCTCTTCGGGGAGGCCATGCTTGGCACAGTTGCCAACATGGTCCAGCACGATGGCCCGGTCCTGGCCTTCGAACGGACGCAGGATGCGCCCAACTTGCTGCATGTGCAGGCCAGTACTCTGCGTTGGCCGCAGCAGGATCCCGCAACCCACTACCGGGATGTCGGTACCTTCGGAAACGATATCACAGCTGCTCAACCCGTCCAGACGCCCAGTGGTCAGGCCATGAATCAGCGAGCGGCGCTGTGCGCTGTGCATGGTGCCGTCGATTGACTGGAACTTCCAGCCGGCAGAGCGGAAGTCGGCCGCCACGTGTTCGGCATGCGAGACGGACACGCAGAAGGCCAATGCCTGAAGGCCTGGGCAGAGCTTGCCATAATGCTTCACGGCGGAACCGGTAATAACGGGTTTGTCGACCGCTTCCACCAGTTCTTTCTGGATGAAGTCCTTGCCGCCACCGCCATGCCGAACCCCGGTCAGGTCAAGAGCAGTGGGCGGCGCATAGACAGTCGATGGCAGCAAGAACCCCAGTCGAATCAGTTCGCTCATTGACGGCCCGACCACCATGTCGTTGAACAGGCCTCCATGGTCTACACCCAGACCTTTACCATCGGAGCGGATCGGCGTCGCCGTCACCCCGAGAATTCGCGCTTGATCATAGAACCCGAGGATCTTGCCCCACGTATTGTCCTTCTGACAGTGGTGCGCCTCATCCGGGATGATCAGATCGGGCGACCAGGTCGTTGACAGCCGATTGACCAAAGTCCCAACGCTGGCGATCGCGATTTTCGCCGTTTCACTCAGGTACAGGCGACCCAGCTCGCTCAGCTGCTGATGCTGGATCTCGCGGATATGGTCGGTCTGAGCGATCAGGTAATGCTTCAGACCCATCTTCGCCAGCGACATCGAGGCCTGCATCAGCAGCTCTTTACGGTGCACCAGAATCAGGACTTTATTCTGTTTTTTCGTCGCGCCATCGGCTACATAGCTGAACGTAAAAGTCTTACCCCCGCCGGTTGGCAGCACATACAGAACAGCCCTGTTCTTAGCCTGGAATGAACGCCGTATCGCATCCACCCCGGCCGCTTGATACGGCCTGAGTTGAATCATTCATCGCGCCCCTGTTCCTCCTCAGTGGCCTCGCGGGCTCTGTTTCGTGCGAGCGCTTCCTCCGTATCTGCGGAATTGATCAGATCGAGATGCACCAGGTGCGCTTCGATCATGTTCTGATTACGTTGCTGCACCATCTTGATCAGTGCGCAGATCATCAGGTCATAGGTGCGTTGGCTGCACCCGGTTTTTTGCCGGCGTAACACGGCGATTGTAGACGGAGAGACACCCGCCAACACACAAACCTCCTTTACGGCAAATCCTGCGCTATCCACTTTCTGCAGGAGGTCAGAAGCTAAGTTCATGATTTTCACCTTGTATTTTCCAGTTTTGCTCCTGACGGAACACCGTCAAGATTTAATGATTATGGGCCACTGGATTTACAATTTGCAAACGCTAACGTCAAAAAACTAGCTTGCAAGGTGCAAAATTGTTGCCCATAATCGCGCCAGTCGGGACTAATTTGAATTTCGAGCGCGGATATGGCCACAGACGAGACGATCATCAGGTGCAGCGGATTGCCTGCTTATATGGACTGCAATCGCCGGGCGGCGGCCAAGCTGTTTCAGGGTGAGGTAGAGGCCGCTGGCTACGAACTGCGCCAGCTGGCCGCTTCTGTCGGTTCCGCACTGGGCACCTCTGCGCACTATGGCATTGAGGTGGTGCTGACCAACAAGATCTATAACGGTCAGCTGGGCAGCGTTGATGATGCCTGCAATGCGGCCGTGGACAAGTTCAGCGAAGAGATCACCGACGGCGTCATCTGGGATGACACCACTCCGAGCTTGAACGCCGCAATTGTTCAGCTACGGCGCCAAGTGCAAGCCTATATGCCCCTGGCTGCCCTGCTGGACCCGAAGGCCGTGGAAATTTCACTCTCAGCCGATATCGGTGATGGGTTTACACTTGCCGGCCACATCGACATTTTGGAAAACAACGGCGCGATTCGCGACGAGAAATACGGCGCCCGGGAAGGCCAGTTCTGGCTGCAACTGGGAGGCTATGCCTTGCTGGCGATATCGGCCGGACATGAGGTCAACAGCCTCAACGTCGACTGGATCCCCCGCGTTGGCAAAACGAAACACCAACCACCGGTTACCACTACCACTTATCCCCTGCAACAGGCCCAGACCGATGCCTATCAGGTGATTCAGCGGATCAAAATGGACGTTGGGTTATTCCGCCAAGACCCCGACAGGCTGTATCAGTCCTTCCCGGCAAACCCCATGAGCATGCTGTGCTCGGACAAGTATTGTCCGGCTCACGGTACTGAGTTCTGTAATGCCTGGAAATATCAGGTCGCCAAACCCAAAGACGAGGAATTCCCCGTATGAGCAATGAAGTGGCAAAAACCGGCCAGATGGTCAACCCCTACGCGCTTCAGCAAGGCGGGAAACTGCCGGATAGCGTGAATGCCGGCACCGTAACGATCGAAGTGCAACGGGCGATCGCCGAGGTTCAGGCCAAGCTGATGATCGCCAAAGCGATGCCGCGCGATCCGGTCGCCGCCTGGGAGAAGGTCATGAAAGCATGCGCGTTGCCGGGCATGGCTGAAGCGGCGTTCTACTCTTACAAGCGTGGCGGACAAGAGGTGACCGGCCCATCGATCCGCCTGGCCGAGGCGCTGGCCAGCGCTTGGGGAAACATCGACTACGGCATGCGCGAGCTGTCGAACAAGGACGGCGTGACCGAACTCGAGGCGTATGCCTGGGATCTGGAAACCAACACTCTGACCACCCAGCGTTTCACCGTCCAGCACAAACGCGACACCAAAGGCGGTGGCTACGCCCTGACCGATCAGCGTGACATCTATGAGCTGGGGGCCAACATGGGTGCACGACGCATGCGCGCACGGATCTTGGCCGTATTGCCGGCCGATATCGTCAAGGCAGCTGAAGAGAAATGCCGCCAGACCTTGGCCGGTGGCGGCGGTGTGCCAATCGAAGAACGCGTGAAAAAGATGCTGACCGCATTCGGAACTCACGGAATTTCGCAGAAGCACATCGAAGCACGCCTGGGTAAAAAACTCGCCGACGTGCTGCCGGATGACTTGGTATTGCTGATCGGGATTCACAACTCGATCAAAGACGGAAACGTCACCGCTTCCGAAGCGTTCGAAGCAAAAACCGAACAACCCCTGGTTAAAGATCCGACACCGGAAAAACCAACGACAACCACCACATCTCCTGCTGCTACTGGCGAAAACACCGGAGGCGCGATCAAAGATCCAGCGCCCGCTCGCGCACGGCAGACCCGCGCAAGACCAGCGGATAAGCCGGCAGATACCACACCGCTGAATGTCGAAAACGCCAATCAGGACCAGCTACAGGATCAGGGTCAATTACAGAACCAAGATCAATCCGGCGCCGGTGATCCACCACTTGAAAATCCGGCTGAAGATCTGGGTTCACTGTTCGGCGGCGATGACAGTCAATCATCAGACCCTGATCAAGATGCTGAAAACGACGACGATTCACCGTTCTAACACCACCATCTATCACAAGCACCGCCGGGCACGCTGCCCGGCTGGCGTAGGGGAGCACCTGAATGTTAGCCAGAATTGAAAACTTCCGAGGGATTCGCCGCGGCGATTTCCAGATCAAAGGCCTGACGCTGATCGGCGCCGATAACTATGCGGGCAAATCATCGCTGGCCCAGGCAGTGGGGGCAGCTCTAACTGGTCGCCCGTTACCACTCAAAGGCATGACCAAGGCCATGGCCGGCCTGCTGGTCCGCAGCGGTGCCACCAAGGCATTTGTCGAAGTGGCTACCGATGACAACGAAAGCATGGTCCGGATCAACTGGCCAAAAGCCGAAGTGTCCACAGAAGGCCCGCGACCACCGACCGCCACCGAATGGGCGACCGGCCTGATCAGCTTGGCCAACATGGACCCAACCGAGCGCAGCATCGCGCTGACCGACTTCCTGCAAGCAGTACCTAGCAAAGCCGACCTGGCCGCCGAGCTGAAGAAGGCGGAAATCTCCGAGAAGGCCACCGAACAGTTGTGGGCCATGATCACGGAATTTGGCTGGGAGGAATCCGAGCGCAAGGCCCGCGACAAAGGCAAGGATTACAAATTCCAATGGAAGAACATCACCGGCGAAAACTGGGGCAGCAAAAAAGGCGAGAGTTATGTCCCGGCCGACTGGGATTACGAGCTCGACAAGGACGGCACCAGCCTCGAGCAGCTGCAGATCGACGTCGACAATTACAAAGCCGAACTGGAGTCGGCGATCGCCGCCAGTGCTGTCGACTTCGCGGAGTACTCGCGTCTACAAGAGCTGGCCGACGCCGAAACAGTTCTACATGACGCGCTGGATGAAATCGCCAGTCGCTTAAAGGCTGCTCGCGAAGCCGAAGATGTCGCCAACCAGGCGGTAACCGACAACCCGATGCCGTCGGCCCGACCGACCACCGTTGATTGCCCGCACTGTGCGAAACCGCTCATCGTTCGGGGCGGACAGCTGCACAAGGTGGAGGACACGCTATCGCCGGAGAAATTCGCCGAGATGCAAACCGCCCACATGGACGCCCGCAATGCTGCTGCCACCGCCCGCGAGCTATCGCAGACTATCGGTGGTGAGCATAGCGTCGCTCAGTCGAAACTCAACGAAGCCAAAGACGCGCAGGCCAAGGTTTTTGCCATTGACGAAGCGGCTGAGGCCGGTGCTGACGAGACCAACCAGGTGGACGTCGAAGGTGCCCGCGCTAACTTGTCCAACGCCGAAAGCCGTTTCAATTCATTCAAGAAGAAACACGATGCCGACCGGATTAACGCGGCGATCGAGAAAAACCAACTGGTGGTCGATATCCTGGCGCCCAGTGGCCTTCGCCTGAATGTCCTGTACACCGCCGTGCGCAAGTTCTGCGATGAGTGGGTGAAACCATTGATCAAGGCGTCGGGCTTCCCGTCGGTGGCGATCGATCGCGAACTGTCGTTGACCTTGGGCGACCGCGTGTACCTGATGCTGTCTGAAGCCGAGAAATACATTGTCCGTGTGGTGCTCCAGACGGCCATGGCGATGAAGCTCGGCGATACGGTGATGGTGATTGATGCGGCCGACATCCTGATGCGCAGCGGCCGCAACAGCCTGGTGAAAATGCTGGTTCATTCCGCCATTGATACCCTGCTGTTCATGTCGCTGGGATCAATCTCTGACCTCCCGGACTTGGCCAAATCCGGCAAAGGCAACTCCTACTGGATCAATGAGGGGGAAGTTGTTGAACGGGTTGCCGTCATAGCTGCCTAGCAGTCGTTGTTGGGCGCCTAAGTATAGGCGCCCGGCATGCCAATGGAGAAGAGCGCCCGGGCAGTCGTGCCAACAGAATTGGGTGTCTCTAACAGAGCGAGGGGAACTACGTGGCTCACAGAAAGATAAAAGACTTGGCCGTTAAGGTTGGGGAGTATGAATCACAAGGTGAAAAAAAGAGCAGATGGCACAATGTCGGGGCACTGATGGATGATGGAAATGGCGGTCAATACCTGATGCTGGATCGCTTCTTTAACCCGGCTGGCGTCCCGAATCCTGAGGGTCGTGCCTCATTGCTGATCTCGATGTTTGACCCTAAAGACCAGCGGACAGAAACGCGACCACAAGCAACCCCGCAACGGACACCGGCCCAGCGCCCGACACCACAGCAACCACGACCACAAGCGCCACCACCCCAGAATAGAAAAGATGATGATGTGCCGTTCTAGCCATTCACCAGCACAAAGGATGCAGCAGATGTCGAATGATTTGAGAGACCGGTGCGTCGCCAGCATGACCGCCGCCGGACATACACAGAAAGCCGCGAATCATATCTTCACCGAGATTATGAATGATGTGGCCACCACTCTACTCTCCGAAGGAAAAGCGGTGCTGCCAGGCGTGGGCACCCTGAAGAAATATCGCCGCAACGCCCGAAAGGGCTATGACATTCAGGCTGGCACCATGGGCGAGATCCCTGAAACCAACGCCATCAAGTTCATCCCCGCGAAACAGATTCGCGAAGCTTTGAACTGATCAGTATCATCCATAAAAAATGGGCACCTGTTATGGCGCCCATTCGGAATGAAACACTCCCCGCACAACATTATTTTGTCGGCGGCGTGCTCTGTGCAAGCAGGACGTCTTTGGCTTGGCTTCCATGGCTTGAGCCAAAGTAGAAAGAAAGGATGAGCATCAGGCCGTCACGAAGCGTGGCGATAAGGTCGTTGGCGGTCCCATCCGTTGGTATCCCGACGCCGGTCAGCTTCAGTCCAGTGATGATGCAAAACCCCAGTACAAACAGCCATGCGAGCACTGGCAATGTGTAGGACTTGGTGCTGACCTGCATCGACCGAGCATTGGCGCGGTCCGACACTTCGGCTGAATATTGATCCGTTTCGAATTTCAGCTGTAACCCGAGCATCGTCTCTTGATGCGTCTCTTCGAACTGCTTGGCCTTGAGCGCAGCGTCTGCGTTAGCCGTCAGTGCATTCAGGATGTCGTTCGGGTCAGCACTCTTGGCGCCCAGTGCCGAAGCCAGGGCCGTTCCGATCGCTGCACCTCCGGGGATCGGCAGCACCGCGCCGAGCAACGGCAACCCAACGCGGGCGAGTTCACCACCGAGATCTTTCCAGTCCATTATGAAACCCCCAGGGCTGCTTTCGCCGAGCCCCATAAAACCAGCCGATCTGCGAGACCATTGAGACCTCCATTGATACGACGGGTGATCGTTTCGAACGCCCCAGCATCGGCCAAGTCGTTCAGATTATGCGCATTCCAGAACCAAGCCGCCGAAAGCGCCGCGTTATCCGGGTCCTCTAACAGCTCCGGATGATCGACCAGAGACAGGTTCAGCGCCACTGCCGCTGTCGTGTAGTTGGCACGCCCGGTGACCTGGATCAGACCGCGACCGCGATACTTGAAGCCGTCACCGACCGCGATATTGCCGAGGTCGGCACGGCCCTCATAACCTTTCTGCTGCGCGGTCGGCCCCCACAACTCATGAACGTAGACCAGACGGCCAGACTCATGACCGACCTGCGCAAGGAACGCTGCTTGGCGTACTGGGGTGTCGATGCTGTATAGCGCCATGGCGGCGCTAAGCGGATCGGCCCAAGTGGTGGCGCGAGCGGGTGGAATACCGAGTGCAACAGCGAGATCTTCGGGGCTCATTTTCTTACTCACTTAAAAATTATGATCGTTTTGCTGGCAGTTTTAAAATTAGGCGCCGGCCCCAACAAATCAGCTGCCACCACCCTTTCTGTTCTGCCATTCGTTGAAAAGCCAAATAGTGAAAGCCATGATGGCCGCCAGCGTTGGTGCTTTTTCAATCAGCCAACCCAGCGCACTGCGCACGGCTTTTTGGTTGTTATGCGAGGCCATCAGGACATCGAGCATCGACTTCTGTTGACCGAGATGATTCTGCAATTCGACAATTGATTCCAGAGCGTCAGAAACCTTGGTATCGATTGTCACCATGGACTGGAAGTTATCCGTCAGACGCCTATGGAGATGAACAATTTCCTTGATCAAATTTGCATTGTTGGCCAGCTCCCGACGCAGCGATTCCATGTCGGTTTTTGCATGCCCTGCCTGATCCTGATCTTCTGGCACTGTCGTGTCCTCACTACGATGTACAACCATGCTAATGGCACGACTTTAATCGCATGGTGATGGCTCGGAACTAAGTGGCTGGCATCGCCGACTTATCAGAACTGGAGAATTTTTCAGTCGCGGGATCATAGGTGAATCCTGGAGAAACATTATCCCCGTCCTTGACTGGAATAAGCGAAATACCATCAGGCTGCGGCCAACCACTCTCACCATCCCAAATGGCAACGTTCTTAACTACTCCCTTATAAACCATTGCATAAATTCCCATTATGCATACTCCTCAATAATTACTGCGCCAGCATTACCAGTAACACCTACCTGAGCTGCTACACTTGAGCCAACCGCTACACCGCCTGGCCCTGCGCCTGGTCCTGTCCCTGTCAAGTATCCACCGCCTGATACGCTGCCACCTGCACCACCACCGGTTCCAGTTATGGGTGATCCACCGCCAGTTCCAGAAACACCAGCGCCGGTCGTGATAAAAATGGCTGGAGTACTTGGTGCTCCCTTGATGTTGATTGTGGAGCCGCCACTGGAATCTCCACCAACACTAGGCTGCAGAATATAAGCTGCGGCGGATGCTACCCCCGCAAGACCGCCTACGCCACCATTGGCAGTCATTCCTATAAAAGATGAATTTCCCCCTGTTCCTCCATTCCCCGCTGAGACGCCAGTGCCGCCCGCACCTACAGTCACTGTTGCGGGGAGCGTGCCGATCGCTGCAACGGTCATAGTTCCTTCGCTATATCCGCCACCCCCACCGCCACCAGCGACAGAATTCTGGGTTGATGATGTAGCAGGGGTACCACCACTTGCACCACTACCACCTATAACTCGGACACGTACCGTATTAGTGCTTGCCAATGGAGTAAAACTACCGCTGCTTGTGAAAACCGTGATTTTTAAAAATCTTCCAGTGGCCTGCCCTAATTGCATGGCATGGTTACTTTTTGTTGCGGCAGCGACCTGCTCTGCCGAACCGGTACAGAACAGCAGAATGTATGAACCTCCGCCGACAGAAGTATTCCATTGCACCCACGCGTCACCGTTGGCAACAAGCTCTCCACCTTGAAGAGCAGAATGCGCACCGCCAACCAGAGCCACGACACCCAAGCCATCGTTGAAGGTCGATGCGCCGGTATTGGATGTCTTGACCTTGAAGCGCAGCGGCTGCTGTTCACTGCGAGCGGTAATAGCTGGAGTGAAAGCGCAGACGTAAGTATTAGCCGTGCCGGTATCCACCGCAGCCGTATTATTGACCACGGCATCCGCCACGAAAGCTGTACTGGCCACCTGCGTCGTCTTTGTGCCCGCTGCGGCTGTTGGTGCAGTTGGAGTTCCGGTCAGTCCAGGACTTGCCAGTGGCGCTCGAGAAGTATCAATGGGATGAACATGATCTTCGCGGCTAAGGGCTGTTGCTGAACCAGCAGCGGCCGTACCATTCATCAATGGGGTGGCTGTAGATATCGCGCCAGCCGCTGCCGTACCTAACTGAACCGTCCAGTTTGCAGGGTTGAATGCACCTGGAGAAATCGCAGTATTTGCCTGCCAAATATTCAGCTGATAAATGACCTGCTGACCACCTGTGTATGAGTTCCCGGTACTGAACGCCGGGATGCCAGTCCCTTTAAGCAGGTTGAGTGCATCTACCTGAGATTTTAACCAGTTGGTCCGATTTGCCAGGCCTTTGGCTTGCAGGTTGGAAATACCATTGACGCCACCAATGACGGCATCGTCCAGTTCAATCTGGTAAATACCGGCATCATAACTGGTGGATTCTGGAAGGTTAGACATTCACCAGCCCCTTTCTAAAAGTTGATCTGCCAAGTGCCGGCAAGAGAAAGATCAGAGTCTTTTACGATGGCCCCCGAGCGAGTTTTTCTGGCGAATAGAACACTACCGGTGGTGAACAGTCCGAACTCCATGATCGATAGACCATTGGCTTCGGTAGTCCCCAGGGAAAAAGCGTATTGAACTGAATTCGTAGTCGGATAGGTGACAGCGCCGAGGGCATTCGTATAGGCGCCGGTAAGCGATGTATTGCCAGCTGCTGGCGCGGTGCCGGAGGTGCCGAAGCCCATAATCGTCAGGGATCGGTTGGTAACATCCCCGCCGATCAACCTGGCCAATTGTTGCTTTGAAAGATCGACTACCAGGTTTTTATCCTGATAGACCTCAATTAAAAGGCCCTTGTGATAAATATTGAGCGTGAAGATGCCCTGAGGCCGATAGGCAATATCGCCATTACCGATGGAATCAATGAGTTGAATCATGGATCGATGCCCTCCTTTAGTGAAAGGAGGGTAATGTCACGACCATCTACAGCGTTTCAGTGACTACCGTACCGCTATTGTAATTCACCACGCGCCCGGAACCACCGTAGACATGAACGCCATTGTAGGTGTGGTTGCTTGTCGAATTTATGACGAGATCACCATCATTCGGGGCTACGGCTGCATCAGAGAGCGTCAGCGTCGAAGAGATACCCAAGGTATCAGTCTGGCCGCTCACCGCATCCACCAAGGCAAATGACCCCACAAAAGTCATGGGGTCAGTGAAGCTGTAGACGGCATTATCTGTCATCTGCCCTGAGCGCAGAAGGATCTGACGTAGATGGGTGCCGGCCGCACGAAATTGATCAATCAGCCCAATTACTCTGGCCTCAAATGGGGCGATATCCTCGGAGCCCTCAAGGTTGTACATGTATTCAACATCAAACAGATTTCGGACGTACTTGCCGGTGGGATTGTAGTGGCGAATACCATCAAAATGTATAGATCCGTCATGCAGAGGGCTCATGCTTCCCGGCAGTACAACGTCCACAACCTTCGCTGGTAAACCACCCGTAGCTTGGCTGATAGCTATCTCAATGGCCTTGTTGTTGTTCCTGGGGCGGACAACCTCGTAGATGATTCGTGGGCCATAAATATCATCAATCTCGCCATCTTTTCGTTTTACGTTGTAATAGTCGCCAATCTCATCCAGCCATTGATCTTGGGCGGTAGGCGCACTCATCTGCCGAAGCATTTGATAAATCTGATCGCGCGCGAGCTTTAGCTCGGAGGCGGCGGCTTCCAGATAGGCCCATGTCAGCGACGTATAGGCGTACAGGTGATCACCATTTGAAATGGATTGATCACTACTCCCATCCATCAAAACTCGAGCGCTTAGGGTGGATGCATCACCTGTGATTTGAAACGGGACTGAATACCCCGGGAGCGCAGCGAAAAAGTTACCGAGCTGCGCGATATTGTAGTCATCAAGGTCTACAGTCTGACTCGATCCAGGGCCACCAGTAACCGTGGTAGTCAGCACCCCATCTTCAACAGCCCAAACCAAGGTACCTGCATAATTGATGCGCAGCGCAAGGAACTGAACGGGATCGCGAGAAAAAGCCCGATTCAAATAACCCAGAAGTTTTTGTGTGAGCTTCATAAATTCAGCCTCAGGCAGCCGTTAGGGTCACAGTGCCCGGCATGATCTTCTGAGATGCCAGTGATGTGAGATCTGCCGTCGGCGCCGACATGGCGAGATTGTAGACTCCAGGCGTCGACATGATGATTTCAATGATCTCGTTTTTGACAGAGGTATTGCCGGGCTTCAATTGCAACTGGTAGGCCCGCACGTTGGTAGTGGCAGCCGCCAGAACGTCAACACTCTGATAGCCCGGCAGGCAGGTGACTGTACCCGTAACGTTTTGTAGAACCTCAGTCGCCGCAAAACAGTCAACCTCAACCCCAGCTGCTTTCCAGCCAGGAACAGGGTTTCCAGCCACGTCATACGATCCATCAATAATCGTCTGAGCGTTGGCTACCAACGTCGAGCTCGTGCCCCCTACGCCATTGTGAAGATAAACTTGGACATACCCTGGCGCATTGGCAATAGGGTCGACCTCGTAGGGTTCAATGATCCCGATGAATACCACGCGCTCGGTGATGATCCCGTTCACGTTCACGACAGTCGCCAAACTGGCGCCATAACGAATGGCAGCCAGTGTCCCGCGCTGAAGGGTGCTGATGTAACCCTGGAATCTGAGCTTGCGCTCATCATCCGTTTCGATGTCGCGGCCGTTTTTAAATGCGGTCAGATTGGCCACGCCCGTGATGTTACTGATATTCCCGACCATTTGCAGGATGGTGTTGGCATCACAATTGGTATCAGCCCCCACCGCACTCGCGACACCGGCAACGGTTACCTGCGTCACCCCAATACCTACCGTGACGTCGAGAATCGTTTGATAGATTTTATTCGTTGTTGGGTTCTTGGCGAGCTGGCCGGCGGCAATCAAAATCGGCGCCGTCTGGGCACCCGTCGCATAAAATGTCAGCGCACCGGTGGCTGCTGATGCTGGGAGCAGTGGGAATTCAAAGGTGTTGTAAGTCGCGACGGGAATTGCTTCCTTCAAGCCATGGAACATTTCCTGATACAGCTGATCCTGTTCGGAAGCGACTGCCTCGACCAGGGTGCGCGCCACCGAACCGATATTGAAGTCAGTGATTTTTTTGGTGCTGGCCCGCATGAGGTTGATCATGGAGGCGCAAATTGAAGTGAAGTCCTTGATTTGAAACGCCATCAGATACCTACCTCGATTTTCAATGAGCGCCCAATGATGGGAATGACATCCGCCACGACGCCGATCTGATCGCCAACAACAGTCGAAATTACGCTGGAAATTTCCCGCACACGCGGATCAGCTTTTAGCGTGGCCTCCACATACTTGGATGCCAGGGTGCTCGCAGTCGGACCATTCGTAGTGCCGATCAAGGCTCGGTGCAGCGACCCATATTCCGGATGCCACAGGAGTTCCCCGCGCTCAACATCCACTCGATGCTCCAAAGCCTGCTTGAGGTTGTCGCGCCCGTTGAACACCAGAAAATCGCCATTTTCATCGGACGTCAGTTCGCCGTTGGATAGCCCCATATCCAGCTGATAGACCTCATCCGGATCCGTAGAATCAGAGGCCTCAGATAATTTGCTTTGTGCCGGGACGGTGATCGTTTTCCCTGAGAGAAGCACCCGATCCGAAGAAAGCGAAGCATCATCCGTGATGTACGGGGGTAACAGGTTGTTGATGTTGGCCAGGTCAGGCCAGCGATCGGCGTTTCCAAGTTCGCGCGCGGCAACCTTCTGCAGGGTGTCGCCATACAGCGTATCGACCAGTCGATAGCCGATCAGGGGACGATCAAATTCACTCATGCTGTAGCCCCGACGACGGCAGTCCCGCTGTTAACCGAACGGATATTCGATTCCATATCCACACCCGGCACCGTCGACAAGATATCCATGCCGACCAGCTGCTTCATGGAATTGCGAGCTTCGGGCGTTTGAGTGATTGGCGTGCTGGCGCTGGGCGTCAATTTGTAGAAGGGGTTTTCAAAGCGCAATGGCGAAAGCGGGCGCCCACCGGAAATGGATGAGCAGTTGCTCGCGCCATACCAATCGGAGTAATCTGCATACTTCTTGCCGCCGCCGAAAGCATTCTTCAGTAGGCAGAAGGCATAGGTGAAAGCTCCCCCCATCTCCATGATCCTGGACTTGACGAAAGTCCCCAGCGACTGGACAGAGGCCACTGATGCCATGATGTTTCGGCCGGCCTGGGCCAGGTCAGAAGCGACCGATAGTAGTGGTCCAGCGATCTCGTCGAACGAACCCTTGAGTGAGCTGATCGTTTCGACGGTGACGCTCAGCACATTGGCTGTCAGGTTCATGAATGAGCGCACTGCCGCGCCGATGGTGCCATTGATGAAGTTGCCAACCGATGTGGCGAAGGTGCGGATTCGACCCAGGATTTCCCGCAGGGTTTTCAGTGCCTCGGGCACCGCGACGCTTCCCGGGAGAATTGCCGGGGGCTTGAGCTTGGCCTTCAGTTCTATCAGGTCTTCCGACAGGACCAGCATGCTGATCTGGTACTGCATCAGCAGCGGACTCTGTTTGCTCCGGCGTAGGGTAAAGGCCATTGGGGCCACCACGTACACAAAGTCATCGAGTAGATCTGCAAAAATCAGCTGGATCAGTTCGGGATCTCGGCCAGCAGCAATCGCCAGGCGCCGTTTCTCATGCCAGTTCTTGAACACGGCATTGTTTAACGTTTTGAACGCCTCAACCCCGTCCTCTGCAAAGCTGCCACGCCAGCCGGTATGCCCGTTGATGTTTACTTGGCGGACACCCGGCCCCCAGTTATCCAACCACGCACCGCCGAGGGTCTGCTGCACCGACGCACGCGATGGCTCCGCCCGCGTCAGGTCGGCCGGACGGATGTTCAGCGGAACGCTGGTCAGATCATTGCCATTGCTCAGGTCCTGAAGCAGGAAGCTGATCGGGCGAACGTCTGATTTCTGGGACGAGGGAGTGGTCATGCTGGGATGGTGCTGTCACGACAGACGGCAGAATTATTTTGCATCTGTAGTTGCAAAGATATGCAGCCAAGGCTAGTATTTGAGTTGTAGGAAAGACAAACGAACAACGGAGCAAGACGAGATGACCATCGACAAATGCCGAGAAGCACTTCAAGCCGCATATGAAGCTGGTGTTCCGTCAGCAGTTTGGCAAGCGTCGATGTGCGCAGAGGATAACGCGGGCGGCACTCTGATTGACCAAGGTCGCAAGCAAGACCGCTTCATTGAAGGCACAAGCATTTTCAGCGATGAGATGGTGACATTCTGGTATTACAGCATCCAAGGCATTATGAGCGAGTCAGATTGCGATTCTGTCGTTCGAGAGTTCTTCGCAAAATTTGGGATCATTGCCTAACCAACCCCGCCCACCTCAAACCCCTTAACTGGGGCTGAGTAGGTGCAAGAGGTAGGATATTTTTCCTATGAACCGCCAGAGGATACGACCATGCGCTCGCCGACCAAAACCGGCACCTGACGAATGCTCAGCCCGCCATGTGCGGGCTTTGCCAGTACCACAGGAAGCAACTCGCCCAAGGAGTCACCGTCATGAAATTCAGTACTTTGCGCCACATTCTGAACCCACACATCACCAAGATTCTGCTGCTGCATACCGCTGGCGGGATCTACGCAGGAATGACCGGGCGTAGCTATGTACAGCGCCTAATTCGCCGGAAAGTGGTGGCGGCCTACAAAACTTGGGCCGCACCAAAGCAGCCAAGTCAGGCTGAATCCGACACTCTGATCGAACAAGTCATCCGTTCAATTTGAATTGAATGATAGGAGATCGTCATGCGCGCCATTCTACGGAAAATTCAAAGCAAGCCTCGGCCTGATCTGCGCGATTGTGCGAAGGGCCGGATGCATGATGCCGTTGCTCAAAAAATCGTGATCACAATGCCGGGGGGATTTATCGCCTGACATCGGGCCTCCAGCCTATATGGTACAGGCATCCGCCTCATAAGCGGGAGATAGACCGGTTCGAATCCGGCGAGGCCCACCAAATAAAGCAAGACCATTAGGCAGCACCGGGGTGGGCGCGCTGTAACAGGCGCCCTGTTTCAATCCACAATACTGAGAACCATCAAATGCTTGACGAGTTGATCCCACTGTCTGTGTTGGCGCTAATTATCATCATCATGATCCTTGGCACTGCGTGGTTGGTCTGGATGTTCAGCGCAGAGGGCCAAGACGCCAGGCGATTTAAACGAGAAAACAAGGGTCGCCGGAAAAGCGATCAATACTGAGTAATCTGATTTTCAAAAAATCAGGCTGGTCAGAACCAGAGAATCACCGAGCGCCGCCATGAACACTACCAAGATAGTCCGCATATTAACCACCCCGATGTACCGTGACGGCCTGATCTTGCAAACCTCCATTGAGTTCGCAGCGTTCTACAAGCTGTTCTTACGCTTAGGTGATCACGGTCTCTATTGTGAAATCCGTTACGAGATGACCCCAACCTATCGAGGTATAAAGCCATGAAATCGCAAGCCACCCGCAACACCGTCATTGAAGCGCGCCGCCAGCGGGCCTGGACGATCCTCACTGCACCCTTTGCGGTCGGCTGCGTGCTGCTCGCCTGCTTCGCCTTGGTCAGCATGATTACGCCAGCCCAGGCAGCTGATGATGTTGAGGTGTATCGCGTAGCTAATGACACTTTTTACTGCCATGCTTCGAAAACCATCAAAACGGCCATGGCACGGATAATGTCTGACGACTTCCCAGGCTACTTGGCGGCCATCCGGGAAGGACATTGCGCGAAGGCACCTCGAGGGTACGTCGTGGTAGTGACCGACATTCAAGGCGATATAACCCGCGGACTGATGCGCAACGAGCAGAGCCATATCATTGATGGTTATTTTATGAGTGGCCTTCTAATCCCTGCACCAGACTTGATGCCATCCCAATCAGCCACCGTGCTGACGCACACGGTATTTATGTGCCGCGAGGCTATCGCCGCAGAGCTTTACCAGTCACGGCTTGATATCGGTGACATGGAAGGGGCCAAGCTGCTGATCCAGGAAAATGGCTGCGCCCCAGTGTTCGCCGGCGACATGATCACCGTGACCGGGGAGCCGAACGACAAGGTCTATGCTGTCGAGGCTCCCGTTGGCGGCCAAGTGGTGCCTGGGTTTATACCGAAGGCGCTGATGCATTAATTCGGCACGGCAGTGCTTCCAAGGCCGATTGTAACGCCACCATGCTCATGCGTATCGCCCACGTTTTTAGCATTGTGCTTGAGCGTGGTGCTGTTGATCTGCACTGTGTTGGCGGTCAAGGTATCTGAACCCGTGACGTTCTTGGTCGCGCTTCCACCCACAATCAGCGAATAGTTCCCGCTCACGTTATGGGAGTAGTTCCCCGCATGCGTCAGAGCCACATTTCCTACCGGATCGATCTCCAAGCTGGCCACTTCAGCGCCAGCGTTCTGCACCGATAAATGCACATGCACAGACTTGTCGGTATTTTTGGTGATCGCCCATTTCTTGTCGAAATCCTGCCCCGTCAAATCCTCATGACTTGGGGTTGTACCGATTCGGAGATAGGTGCCTGAGGGATGAAATAATTCATGATTCCCATTGTTGTCGGTGGTCGTATAGAAATCCGATGCGTGCCGGTCCACCCTGAAATTCTGCCGATCGAACAGCATCTGACAGACTTGGGGAAACAGAAATCCTACCACTACCGGCAGGTTGCGGTAATAGCTGACACAGGCGATCACCTCGCGCTCGCCAATCCGGCTGGGATCCCACTGATCCGCACCTTGGTCTGGCTGCACCAGATCCACACGTCCAGTGTCACCGCTGGCAGATCCGGACATGACCTGCACCGCCGGAACGCGATCGCCGGTATCCATGAACAGCAAGTCGACGGCATGACCGCCCGGGAGTACTCGAGTGACTTTTGCCAGACTGATTCCGCCGCCGTTCATTTGCTGCTCCAGTAGACGCCTGCACCGTTCAATTCGGAAAGGTATGGCGATTGTAATCCGTTGCCGCGCTTGGCTCGCTCAATGAAACCGGTGCCGCGCTCGAAGGTCACTGTTGTGATGAAGGATCGGAACGGCATATATGAGTGCTCAACCCGAGCCAAGTAGTAGTAGGCGCTCAAGCTACCACGCGTCAGTCGAAGGTACATGCCGGCCTTGATCCGCTCATTCCCCTTGAGGACCATGACGCCATCTTCAAACACCACATTGTCGCGGTTATTGGCCACCAGGATTGCTCGGCGCTCATCCAGCCACGACTGGAGTTCACCCTTGCCGGCCAGCAGTTCCTGTTCCTGTTGCGAATCGAAACGACCACCCTGATTGGTCTGCACCTGCATCATCCGCAGCCCATACAACCATGGTGCGCTGTTGCGGTAATTCTCGATGAAGTAGGTTTCTGGATTCAGGCCCGCGGCCTGCAGTCTCAACGTTTCGCCTTGGATCAGCGAGAAACTTGGATTGTCGACCCAATAATAGTTCGCCAGATTCTGATCCGATCGCCCGACATTCAGGCTGATCACATCGGAATCGGTGATCTCAATGGTAACGATGCCCAGGCCCTGCACAAGCCCTTCGCCAGCTGGCGGTGAGTAGGGATCAGCTGGTGGATTCACCAGGTCATTGCCTGGCGTGAAAAACGGATTCGGCCGGTATACGATTGCTACTCCATCCTCCCGATCTTCCATAAACAGTTCGTTCCACGGACCTACGTCACCATAATGAGCGAGCATCTGGTACAGCGTACCGCCGGAGAAGCTATTGGCCCCGAACGTCGATACTCGCGCATCCGGCACGGTCAGGTCGAACACTTCGATATCACGCACTGGGCTGTTACTGTCACCCATCGCATCAAGGCCCATGCCTGAATTGCTGCGCATATTGGCCGTGAATGAGTTCAGCACCTTCTGCACCACTTCATAGATGAACTGGTTCGGCGTGAAGTCGACGTTCGAATTCACACCGTAGTTCTGGGCAAATTTCAGCGTGGTCAGCAGCTCTTGACCCAGCACGTAGTTGGCCAGGTAGCGAATCTGGATGATCTGCCACAGCTTTCCGTAATCCATACCGGTGATGCTGATCGAGCGCTGAGGCTTACCACTGGGGTCCATGCTTTCAATGCGCCGTGGGGCCGTGACGAACCCTCGCATTATGATCGGAAGCTGTTCGGGAAGCCCCTGATACTCACTGACGACACCCGGACTCGTTGGCGCATGCGCCATGCGGATTTCAATAACGTCCATAGGCTCGACCAGGCCATAAATCGACTCCATCTGCTGGTTGCTGCCGTTGAATATCTTGTCGGCCAGCGTGACAGTGAACGTGCCTGCCGGATCGCGCGTGCTTTTGGCAGTTCGAACGCCACCGCCTTCGCCGAGATAGGGGGTCAGATCAATACGATTGTCGACTCCCTGGAATCGGCCCGAGGCCGGCGCATCACTGCCAAGACCATCCCCGCCGGCCACATATTCCCTAGCCACGTTTTTCAGCAGCAGTACGCTGATTTTTGGCTCATGTACCGGTATCGGCGTTTTGTTTGTTGCCATTATTTTCTAGCCCCAGCAGCCATTGGTAGCAAGAAAGTGGCCTGATGAGGCTCGAATTCTCCGACCTTGTCATGACCACCACTGGCGGTGATCGTACCATTTAAGTTCACCTCAAGGCGCAGCGGTTCGGAGCTGCCGCCACTGCCACCGCCCGGAACATTTCCGGTCAAACCGTCGGCCATAGTCAGGTAGTCACGGGTTTCTGCTGCTGGTGCTTTTCCACCGTCTGCCACCGCTTCACCGGCCTTGGTGCCACCATTGTAATGGGCGAACATGGCCTGTTCATTCCAATTGTACTTCTTGCCGAGAAAGCCGATAAACCTCGACATTCCATCAGCTGCATCGTCTAGGTTGTTGGGATCTTTTACACCATATTCAGAGGCCGTATCTGGCATGATCTGGAACGGACCTGCCGCGCCCTTTGGACTGTTCACTGAATAATTCAGCTTGCCGAACCCTCGGTTCTCGACTGCCAGAATCCGTTTCATCATGCTCAACTTGCGCGGATCACCACCGGCGCCCTTTTCCAACGTTTTCAGTTCTTCGGCGGTGAAATTCACCTTGCCGATTTGAGCACCACCGTCAGATGCTGCGCTTTCGTCCAGCGGACCAAGATCCAGCGCGCCATTGGCATCCGAAGCAGCACCACCCTCAGTGGTTGGTACGGCAGCTTTCTGCTGTAGAAGTTTTTCTTCGGGCTCATGCTCTCGGGTGAACTTATAGACCTCTTCGGCCTGAAGATCCTTTAAGTTCTTGATGGCTTGCTCTCGCCGCGGTCCTGTGATTCCGCGTGCATCCAGGCTCTGATCAAGATTGTCTATCTGCCGGATGTGACCCGCAATTAAATCCACCTTCTGCGCCTGGTACGCACCAAGACCCTCTTGCAGCTTCATTTTTTTGGCGTAATCGGAGCTCGGCGAGAGCGCTGCGGCCATCGCAGAAACACCCTCTTGGATACCGCTGATTATCGGCAGGATCTGGCCGCCAATCTTGGTCAGCGTATTGTTCAGTTCGGCCACAGCATCGCGCGTCTCAGTGCCAACGTTCTTTTCCTGCTCGCGCACTGCCACGGCCTTGGCCATGGTCGAACGCAGGTCCTCCATATTGCCGCCTGCGAGATCCTTCGAGATCTTCCCCTTCTCGGTATCGGTCAGGCGATCATCTTTCATCAACCTGGCGGCGATTTGCTTCAGTTCGCCATCATCCGCCGACCCAATGCGTGCCACATTCTGGATGCCGGATGCGCTGAGAGTGCTGATATCGCTACCGACGAGGTTCTGGAGGCCGCCCAATTTCTTGCGGTCCATGTTCGACAGAGCGGCGGCCTGGGACAAGCTGCTCAACCCGAAAACATTCTTCGTGGCATCCAGCTTGGCCATGCTGTTGCCGTACTGCCGATCCAACTGACCGAGCATCAGCGACAGATTATCCTGTCCGGTGAATTTCGGTGTTTTGATCCCGTTGCGTTTTGCGTATTCAGCCACCTGCGGCGAAACCCCAGACCCGAACGCACCCTGCTCCATGACGGCCTTGGCCATGATTGGATCAATCCCGGGCATCGCCCGCGAGAGGGCGCCATAGGTGAAATTCAACCCCGCTTCACCCATACCGCCGCCTTGGCGGATCGAGCTGTCTACCTGCATCAGCATCGATGATGCGTTAGCCGGATCCAGGCCGGGCGTATGCATTGATGTCAGGCCGGCCAAAGCACCCGCAAACCCACCGGCATTCGGCGCGGTCAGTGCCAATCGGGCTACCTGAGAACTGAAGCTGGAGATCGCCGTCAGCACTTCACCGGCCTTGCTGGTGTTGCCACCTTTCTCGATGCTTTCGGCGATCAATAGCGCGAACTTACGGCCGTCCTTGTCGTCAACGCCGATCTGGCCGAAGTGCCGGGCCTGCGCCATGAACCCGACGCCTTCACCCAGTTCCAGACCATAACCCCGCGCCAGCCCGAAACCGGTGCGCACATTGCCGCCGATATCGCCGCCATCGCCGCCATTGATTTTCGCGTACTGCTTGGCCAAGGCTGCCGACTCGGTATAGAGCACGCCCAGGCCGTCACCTGAGGCCCGCACACGGGAGCGAAGATCATCGAAGGTCTTGTCCAGATCGCCGACACTGCGCAGCAATTGGTCGGTACTGGTAGATTCTTGGCGAGCCAGATCAACTGCACGGCCGGCCATCGCCATGACGCTGGTGATCCCGGCCAGCGCCAGACCAGCGCCAGCGGCCATTTTCAGTCCGCCCATACCAGAAGAAGCGGCCGCGCCGTAGCTTGGCTGTAAATACCCATAGCCCGGAGTATTTGCCGCGCCACTACCATGTACGCGTGGTGGTGGCGGTGGTGCGCCTGGCGCCTGATTAAAACCAGGAAGATTCCGACCTGCAATACCGTACACTCGCCGCTTGTAAGCGTCGGCGTCACCCTGATTAACGAACAGCGAATGGTTCTTTGCGTGCCAGTCTTCGAAGCTGCCGAACTGCCGAACTGCCGAACCACGAGGGATGTTGCGGTTCGTACGGATATTTTCGAAATTACGCAGGAACTCTTCCGCCTGCTTGGGATTGATCGCCTTGCCCATTTCCTTAGACAGGATCGCGGCGATAGCCTCCAGACGCTGGAGGCTTGCCCCGGCTTTCTTGGCGGCCTCATCAATTTGCTTGACACTGTCAACGACCTTTTTCGCGCCCTTTTCGACATTCGAGAGGCCTGACGTCGTGTTATTGGTGTCGGCGCTTACGCCAATTCGAATGTCATTGCTCAAGGTCTACAAGCTCCCATTCTTCCGGCGGAATATTTGCGGCTTCAGCTTCGGCCTCGGCATTGATACGCTCCAGTTCGGCCGCCATGTCGAAATCGTCATCCTCGACTTCGTCCTGTATTCCCTTCTCAGCGTACTGGTGCGCCCAATATTCAGCGGCTATCTGATCGGCAGTCAGATCGAGGTAGCGCGGATCATTCGGCGGGAGGTTGTACTTCCGCCGGAACCAGAAGCCCATCGTCTGGTACATTTCCTTTGCTCGGCGCTTCGCCTGCTTTTGCGCGTTTCGGACGAAAAGAGTCCTCCTTAGCGCGGAGCCCGGCGAATACCCGCTCGATTTGAATGAAGGTTTCTTCATCCAATGGGTCGAGTTCTTCAAGATCCCAGCCATTAGGTGCCTTGACCATCAGCACCCGCAGGGCCGACAGGTAGGTTGCCAAGTTGAACAGCCACACGGTGGCCTGAACACCTTCGGTGATGCGTGCATACTCGACCTGGATCCGCAGTTCATCGGCCAATTTCCGATAACCGAACATGAACGTGCCGACGCCTTCGACGACTACAGGGAAATCATTGCTGCTTTCGATGCGCATGCGAGTAATCCTTTTTATCACTCATGGAAAAACGGCCCCGAAGGGCCGCATCTATCGGTGAGCCTTCTGATTAACCGGCGTCACCTGTTACATCAAGCGCGTTGAACGTCGCGTTCGCCATAACGATCGCATGCTTCGACACTTCCATCGAGCCGGAAGCGTAGGAGCAACTGACGTACTTACGCAACTGAGTGCCGTCATCCTTGGATAGGGCCACAAAGTCGAACACCAGACCCTGCAGCATGGCATCACCATTCACAGCACCGATACCCGCCGCACGCATCGAGCCACGGTTCAGCACCATGGCCGATACGTTCAGCGAGTGCCGCGCCATGGTTGGCACGTACTCGGCAACATGGATATCACCAATCCCGCTGGCCGGCTCAGGCGCGTAGTCATCGCTCATGCCGACGCTCTGTACCAAGCCGATTTGCTTGCCATCGAACAACACGACAATCCGGTTACCGGTGCGCGTTTGGAGGTTTTCTCTAGACATTTTCTATGCCCCTTACGCGGATGCACTGCCGCTGAACGGCACCGCAAAAATGGTGATCGGAATGTAGTTGATCGGGATGACCGGACTGCACTGGAATTGGATTCGCAGGACATCACCCTCAAGCGCTACAGTGATGTTTTTGTACGGCGGATTCGTCGCGTCACCTACCAGAACACCTGGGCCATTAGGCGCAGGCAAGGAGAGCTGACGCAGCGTGCTTTCAACGATGGTCAAGGCACGACCCATGTTGACGGGGTTGGCACCTTCACCACGCAACACATCCATCGCCTGACGCACATTGCGTGCGGTGAAGTCCAGCGCGACACCGACTGACTGCTCAACGCGGTTGTAGTTGTCGTTGGTGAGCCAAGTGCTGATCGATTGCACAACCTTAAAACCGCTGGTCACATCCTCGACACAGAGCACACCACCGGTGATGAGAGGGTCGGTATCGGTCGGATTGCGCAACTTGCGTTCAAGGCCGCGAATTTTCAAAGCCTTGTTGGTCATGGTGGTGCCAGGATTACTGCCGCAGAACGCGCCGGCAATCTGGGCCGCCAGAATGTAGGGGGCGAACAACGTCAGCGCGCCGCTGTCGTCATAGTCATAAAACCCTAGGTGAACCAATGATGTGCGATCACTATTAAGCGCCTTCGCCGCTGCAATGGCCTGACTGTCCGTGGTGGCCAACGCCGTACCACAAATCCCGCGTCGCTCCATACGGGCAATGTTCGACATATACGCGCAATGCGCATCGTTCATGGCGTGAATCGCCGGATCACTGCTCAGCGGAGTTACCCACTGCACGTCTTCAGACTGAAGAACCTGGTCATAGGCATTCGACCAGTTCGTATTGGTGACGGTGCCATCAGAACCACCGGACAGATAAGTCCAGTTGATGTTCGCCGGCGGCTTACCAACACCAGGCACGCGGACAGCGTCGACGAATCCTTCGGCAGGCCCATTGATATAATCAACAAAAGCCTGGAGGTCTGCGCGAGCGGTATACGCCGCAGTTTTCACGTCCTGGACACTCACATAATCCAGACCGTTGAGCGCGGGCTTGTCGGCATTCCCATCGAGTACGGCAGCGCTGAAACCGGAAACAGCATTGATCCGATCAACCAGTTCCTGAATCGAATCGTAGGCATTCAGGTCAATGGTCGCCACAGTGGTGCCGCTCGGAGCCTGCAGAACAACAGAGGTTCCGGTGATCGACATTACCCCAGTAACTTGTGCACCTATGTACTGCACCTGGAAGGCATCACGGTGGACGTCGTCCTGTGTGTAATACGCATTGCCGCGCTGAGTCGAAACCTTCATGCCACGGTTGGTGGCTGTCTCGATCTTGAACTTCACCTGATTTGCCACCAGACCGTAGTCAGTCGATTTCAGATTGACTACGGTCACCGGTGTCAGATCGCTAAGGTCCAGGGTTGCCTGAGTTGCAGGATTGACCCGAACGAAAACGATCTCAGATGCAGCTCCAGTTTGCGACGATGGATCAAAAGCCTTTTCAATGGCCGTCAGACCATCACCGCCTTGAAGTGCAGCACGAGCTTCGGAGGGGCTGCCAAACCGCAGAGCGGTATTCGGCTGGCCGGCTACGGATCGACCGACGATGGCCTGCACGTTAGCGACCGATAAGCCGCGGTTGAACATGGCAGAATCATCCACCAAGCTCATGGTTGCCGGGGAGATCCACAACCGGCCATTAAAGAAAACAGGCATTTGTCAGGCCCTCATGCAGGTTGGTTGATGAAGGTCTCATAGCGCGCAGTGAATGCGGCTATGGTGTCCTTAATGGTGCCGGCCACAGTTTCGGTGTGGTGAAAACCACCGATCAGGGATACGCGTTTATCGGTGCCCGATAGCTGCGTGCAAAACTCGTTGAGAGTCAGTGGGAAATGATCCTCGTCGGGCTGAACTGGCGTGGCGCTGACGGCCGGGACAGCCGGGGCCACAGCAACAGTCTGGGTTTTGCCGCTTGGGGCTTCTACCACGACCGGAGCGACATCATCTTCTGGGGAACTCATGCAATCACCTTTTGGTATGTTTTGCCGCTCTACGGCACGTTTACGGTCAATTCAACATCAATAATTTCATCTTGCTTGCTGACGATCTGAATCGGTGCAACACAGGAAAAACTGCCAACGCTTTTGTAAATAACGGTGTTCTTTTCGCCGCCAGGATCCTCACCATCCATCTGGGAAAGATCGATATGAACAATCCCGGCACTATCGAATACTGGAAGGTTGGCAATGATCACGCGGCGAATGGCTTGCCGCAGCGATGCGCGCTCTATCGGGTTCTGCGACCAGCCGATGATGTCGAGGCGCACGCGAGACAACCAGCCTTCACCCACTTCCCAGTCGTTGCCATCAAACTCATCGGGTGACAGCATTTCGCCGAGGCCTCGACCATCCGATCCATCTGACGACAAATGTACTGTCACGACAGGCCATGTAATTTCAGCGCTGAAGGGGAAGGCACCCAATACTGGGATGCGCCCTTTCGGATGCTTGAGCTTTCCGCGCTGGATCTCGACAAACAGCCCGAGGTTCAGACGATCGAGCATCATGGTCATCACGTCTTCAGTGACTTCCTGATAATCAGCAGTCACCACTACAGGCACAGTCGCCGACCCGGTCCAGGTCGTGCCGGCCAAGTAATAGACGCGGTAAAAATAGGTGCTTGTGTTCGTCAGTGATTGGCGGTCAACCGCGCTGATGGTCTGTTTGCTGTCGAGCACTACCAGCGCGGCCGGATCATCCTGGCCGGTGAACGTATCGGCGGTCTTGCGCAGCAGGCGCCAGCGGGTAGCCCCGGCTGGAGGCAAGAGGACAATGCGGACGGCATTGCCGATTGCGAGTGATTGCGCAAAGGAGATCATGGGCAGCATCGTGCGGTCACGACCTGATCGTGATGCGAATATCGCGTCATGGCCTACTTCAATATCAACGTCGATGTCTCCCCCCTGCTGAACCTTGCTCCGACCTTGAGCAAGGAGATTTTTCCACGACTGCATGAAGCCGTCGGTGCAGTCGCGGCTGCCGCACACCGGGACTGGAGTGCCGCAGTGATGAATGCTCCGCTCTGGTCAAAGGAGCGTGAGGAGTACGCTAAGTCGATCACCTGGGATTACACGGGGGCATTCAAGGCTGAAGTCATTGCCACCTATAAATACGCCAATGACATCGAGACAGGACGCCCGGAGCGCGATCTGAAAAAGATGCTCGATACGAGCCTGAAGGTTCGCCGGACCGCCAGCGGGAAACGATTCCTGATCATCCCGTTTCGCCATAACACGCCAGGCAACAATGCCAGCGGCAGTGCGATGCCATTCGCGGTCTATGAACAGGCGCGGGAACTGGCGAAGTCACTAATCACCGGGAAGGGCGAACGACTGGCAGGCCAGACTGTGCACCTAATTCCAGGCGCCGGCATGGTGATCGCCCGCAAACAACCGCAGTTCGCCTCCGACCCAAAAACCATGGGGCGATCCGTCGTTCCGCAGCGCGATTACCAGTGGGGCGGCGCACTCAAGCGCGGTGATCTGTCTAGTCTCGGCAAGGATGTGAAGAACAAATATGCGGGGATGGTGCGGATGGAGACTTCATCCGGCAAGCAGACTAGCAGCTCCTACATGACGTTCCGCGTGATGATGGAAGGCTCGAGCGGTTGGATCGTTCCGGCAAAGCCTGGCCTGTTCCTGGCCAAACAAGTCGCCGAACGCATGACACCGCTGGCAGAGGAAGTATTCCGCGAAGCCGTGAAGCTGGATCTCGGAGGCTAAGCCCCGCTCTCTACTCGACCCAACAGATCGAATTTGCGCAGCACCACTTTGCGCGGGAGTCGCGCGCCAGCATGATGGGCTCGGTCTTGGGGGAAGTCCTGGAAGCAGAAGTACTCCGGAATACGGCGCCCGGTGATGCTATATATGATCCCCATTGGCGGCTCACCAAAAGCCCAGGTCAGCGAGCCGTCGTCAGCCACATTAGGAATTTCTCCCTCAACAATCTGCTTGTTCTCATCCAGCCAAAAAATACGGCTGATCGATACAGCGGCAAACCACAACCTGTCATTGCCCCCACGGGTCAACCCGAAAGAGAACGGCTCCGAACTGTTTAGCATGGACGCCCGGTCAAACTCGCCAATATCGTAGATTGGCGAATCACTGGGGATAGTCAGCACCACATCCCCAGCCTGGAACAATCCAAAGTCTGCCCACTGGCGCTGGATCTTCATCCCGGCGATGCCCGACATGCCTTGCTGCTCTGCACTCCAGATGTGGCCGCGCCCCAGGCACTGAGGGCAATCGGGATCGGCTGCCCCATAGCCGACCAGGGTACACGGACAAACGAAAGACGGACGCCATCCGAACAGCTGCCCCAAATCATTCAGATGGGCATTGAACTCATCAGGATTGAGATGCATCACAGTGCGCGACCATCCGGCAGCGGCCGGTGCAATGGCTGAACCTCAGCGAAATCGAAGCGTTTTTCCATTGGCTCATGAATGGGCTCAAAGCGGCCGTCACCGATGTAACGCAGGCGCTGGCCATTCATTGTGATCTCATCACCGATTGCCAACTGTCGAGCATCCATCACATGATCACCGCGCTACGGATGCCATGGATTTCAGCCATCAGGCCGCCGTTGCTGCCCTTCGGCCCATTGAGTTCGTAGTCGATCTGATCCTGGAACTTGCTGGTCTCGACACTCATCGATCGCGACAGACCATCAGCACTAATGCTGCCGCTGGCCGGGATGAAGGCCCCCAAAATAATCTTGAGCCCGGCCATCATCTTGATCAGGTCGATTAAGTTCGGATAATCGTTAAAAACGTCTTTCAGGCCGGCAGTGTAGGTCACCCTAATCATGTGCGGGATGGTTCGGCCGCCGCCCAAGGCCTGCATAATATAAGCACCCAGCGGGGCCATGAATGCCTGGCTTGAAGGAACCATCCGGATATGCCCGTACTTCTTGTCGAGACGCAGCCAGTCATCCGGGACACGCAGAATTGATTGCGTGGGCGCGGGATAAGCGAATTCAATCTTGTCGACCGCAATGATTGGGCTCTGACGGGTGATGATGTAACCCCAGCGCTCATTTGTGAAGAAGTCAGGGTCATAATCATATGCCGGCTCTTCAGCCCAAGGCATATTGGTTGGCTCCTCGCTCGGATTGTGTCCGAACGGCAGAACCTTAGTCGGCTGAAGAAAGACCCGCAACTTTTGTGCGGCATCCGCTTCAGCAGCCAGGACCTTGTGCCAGATAAAATCATCCGACAGCGTCACCCCGGCAAGATAAGTGCGAATGGCTGCTGCCAGCCAATCGCGCATCTCCGCAACGATTGCATCCTTCACGAAGATGGACATAGGGTTACGCCAAACGACTTTGCAGAGTGGCGATGCCCAGCAGCGCGGTATAGTTGGTGTCAGTGACACCGGCATCCGCGTCGAGTTTCGCGCAGAGCGCGTTGTGGTTGGTGATCAGATCATTGAGCACATTGCCCAACTTGATGTAGTCAGCTACGGGCACCATGTTGTTGACCATGCTGACGGCATCACGGGTGCTACGGCCTGCAGAGCTCATGTTTTACGCCTCGGTTTCTGGGGTTTTAGTGGTATCGACAGGCGCGTCCGGTGTCGCCGAGTCCATCACTACTGGAATGGTAGGAGTGGTAGGAGGGGCGGCAGGTCCATTACCGGCGGCATCTTTGAGAGCCTGCTTCTCGGCCTTGAGGCGAGCCTTTTTATCAGCGGCCGATTCACCAGTAGCGTCCTCAAAACCCTGAATGGACAGGAAAAGTGCTGCCATGTCTTCTGGCACGTCGTCGATGGAAACAACACCACCATCAACGTCTACAGCGAATTTGATGCCGTTCATCTCTTCGGAGGCGTTCGGCAAAATGCAACGAATTTTGGTCATCTGATATCTCCCAGTAAGAACGCCCCGATCGGGGCGCTCCTATTCAGCCAATCACCGCGGTTAAACGGTGAATGGACGCCAGACTGCACCGTTCGGCACGATGTTTTTGATCACAACGTGGTGCTTACGCTTGGCAATTCGCAGGTAGCCGAACATCAGCTGAGCCCATGGGATGGTGGCGCTTACGGTTGGGTACAGCGGGAACTTCAGCATCGGCAACAGCTGACGCCAGTTGATCGCGGAATCACCTGGGTTGCAGTTGAGGATGTAGGCGCTGGTGGCGCCCGGGATGTCGCGGTTGAAGTCGGTGTACACGGTAGTTGCACCAGCCTTCGCCACACGAGCCATCTGCCGGAAGTCAGTCACAGCGTTGGTGCCGTTCTGGCGGCCGCGATAGATCACGTAGCCAGTTTCAGCGCCGCCGACCGATGCCGTAATGGTCAGTGCAACCTTCTTGCCTGCCGCTACCGTCACTTGGGTGGAGATAACCCCGGTGGATTGGCCGCTGGCATTGATGCCAGTGACCAGGTAGTAGTAGTTGCCAGCGCGCGCGGCGGTGAACTGCGACGACGCATCGGTCACAGTAGCGTCAGGAGTCACGCTCACTGGCTTGAAGACATCGTTGGTCACAGCCAGAGAGGCGAAACCCACCTGAAACGGCATCTGCTGCGCTTCGTCACGGATGAATACGTCCGGCACGGCGGCGACATTGCCCCAGCTTGTACGGATGCCAGAAACCGGCGAGCCGAGCATGATGCTGTTCGGCTGGTTGTCCAGCGCTACACGCCAGGCCGGATCGAGACCGGTGTCGAAGTCGGCCTGGGTCGATTGCGACATGAACAGGTGGGTCGGCGTACCGAAGTTTCCGTAGCCGCTGATGGTCGCGGCGCCCTTGTTGATCAGGTCGATGCTCGCCAGGCTTGCGCCTTGGGCATCCAGTACGTGATCGGGGCTGCCGAGGCTGTTGATCTGAACCTCGATACCGTCGAACTCGGTCGGAACCACCGAGGAATCGCCTTCGAAGCACAGGAACTCGGCATCGGTCAGCAGCTGCTTGGCACCGTTCTGCTGCTCGACAGCTTCCGAGTCAGCGATGGTGTTTTGCAGCGATTGAACCAGAGTCACTTCGCGACGGGTCATCAGGTACTTCACAGTACCCACGCGGCGAGCGTAGTCGCCGGTTGCCGCGGCAATAGTGCCGGATTCGGTGTTGGTCGAACCACCGAGGAAACCACCGACGCCGGACTGTTCGGTCCATTCGTCCACGGTCGCCGTCGCGTTACCTTTGGCGATCAGATTGAACAGACGGAAGTGCTTGTTCTCCTGAATGGTCGACATCATGGTTTTGTCGAGGGACTGGATGCGGAGCGCGCCGCCACCGGTCAGCGTAGCAACGTCAGTGCCGTAACCGGCAGAGAGTGCTTTACGCAGTTCGGCGATGCTTTCCATCCCCATGTCGCCGGTGGTCGAAGAACCGGCAGCCAAATTTGGCAGATTGATGTTCATTTATTACCCCTGTTGCAGGATTTAAGATTTGGCAGCCGGTTTAGGCCATTACTTTGGTGCGGATATCCGCTGGGATTTCCAGACCGCGGTTCAGATACGACTCGGCACGCGATACGTCCAGGCCGGAGAGCTTCCCCTGTTCCTGAAGCGAGAGTGCTTTCGCCATGAATTCTTCTGGAGCCATGCCGGTCGGTTCGGACTTCGCCAGCGAAGCCGGATCAACTTTGTCGACAAGGGTCACAGCGGTTTTGCGACCGCGGCCAGCATTAGCCAGGCGGGTTACGTCGGCCTGCAAGGACTTGATCATGTCGCCCTGGGTTTTGATGGTGCCGACGGTGATTTCCAACGCCTTGGTCAAGGCAGTTTCAACGCCGTCCTGACGCGCACCGAGGGCCTTCAGCATTTCGGTAGCATCGAAGGCTTGAACCTGAGTGCCGTCTTCGAGGGTCAGGTCGAACGACTTGCCCATCGGCTCGTCGTCTTTGTCATCTTTCTTGTCAGCCGGGTTACCGGTCGCGTCGACCTTGCCGTCGTCATCCAAGTCGCCATTGCCCTTGTCATCGGCAGCGGCAGCAATATTTTTGTCATCAGCCTTGTCATCGGCAGGGACGTAGGATTTTTGCAGTGCTTCGCCTTCGCCCTTCAGGGCGGTGAGATCGGCGAGCAGCGCGTCAAACGGATTTGCAGTAGTGCCAGTCATGATTTACTCCGGTTTTTCAGCTCGGTATTAAGGTCGCGCATGAAGCGCTCTACGGTTTTCGCCGCTTCATCCAGCGACACTCCGAACGTCTTGGCGGCATACTCAACGAGTTGTCGCGCGCCAGGGTTCTTACCGGCACTCCCGTCTTTGAGGGCGCTGGCGAGTTTGTTGCGGAAGTCCCAGTAGTTGGCCGGGGCTCCGTGGAGGCTTTGGGTGCGCATGGCGCCGCCACCGGTCAGCGTAGCAACGTCAGTGCCGTAACCGGCCTCCAGGGTTTTGGCCATGACAAAACCGTTCAACGATTTGGCGAACACGCCAATCGGAGCGGTATTGATTTCGGAAACTGATTTATTGACGGGGCAGCGATCGAGCGCGATGTTGTTCCAGCGAACTTCCTCGATCACCGCAACACGCTGCTGGGTTGCTGGATCGAACTGGACTGATTTCGACAGGACCGCACCACCAACAGACGGATACCAGCGCATCGGTGGTTGCTGGGATGTCAGGCTCTCCCACACCATGTTGGCATTGCGCGCCTGGGGCGAGTCGCCGCGATAGAGCTGGGCCTTCACGAAGGTCTTCTTGCCATTCATCCTGACCTCAACCGGCTTGCCGATCTCGTATTCAAGATGGTTCGGGATGCCGGCTTTCGGCCCCATGATCGAGTAGTGCGACAGGTCGATGTTGCCATGGCGCAGGTAATAGTCAGACGAAGCCTTGAGCGCCTTTTGCAGAACGATTTCGTTCTGGTGATCGACGTCTTCGTTACTCGCTTCCAAATAGATGAAGCGCTCGCCGTCCTCGCTGGAGGGCGTAGCTTTGAGCAGTCCACCCACGCTGATAAAGCCGGGGATACCTGCTAGAAGTTCTTCATCGTTCGCGGTCAACGTGGTTGCGCCTGTGTCGTTCATGGCTTGGATTCTGCTGTCACGACTGCGGAGCTGGTCATCTGCCGGTCAGCGGACCGGGCGCACGTGTACAGGCCGGCTACTTTGGCCAGCTGCTGGTGCACGTTCTCGATGGTGTCACGCATAAAAAAATCCCCGCTCAATGGCGGGGATCATGGGATCACGACTTGTACGTCAGATCAGCGAGAGTTGACTCGCCTCATCCTTAGCGAACTGCTGGGCGTGCTGGATGCGCGCTTCGGCGATTGCCAGGGATCAGCACCCATCAGATCACCTTCCATTCTTCGCGGCGACGTTTCATCAGGTCACAATATTTCTGATAGGCCGCGCTCTTGGTCGGACTGAAACCCAGGCCCTTGCACCAGTAGTCATTCTTCAAGAAAGTTTTCACGATCTTGCGCCAAGTCGGTACTTTACCTCTCGACTCCAAAGACTTGTCGGCCTGATCAGGGATGCCATCCGGGTAACCGCGCTTGCTCCACCACTTCAGGTACACGGCCAGTTTGTTCCGGTAATGCTCGGCCGTGGTCTTGGGCATCGTCTTCAGCAGGTGATGCGCAAAGCTTTCGTAGGTATGCCCCTCTGGCAGCGCCACGCTGTGATTGCCTAGAACCGCCCCTTTCTCGTTGCTGTACATCTTGCCGCTGTTGGCCCCCGCACAGCGCAGGACCACCTTCGCCCACATCCCAGGATCTACAACTTGGTACAGCCACAAGCCTTTGCGCGCCTCATCGCCGAACGGCTCGCAGATACGCATTTGACTGATCTTCATCCCGGCCTGGTGCATCCGGTCGTATAGGCGGTTGTACGGCAGTCCGGTCTTACCGTGGTAGCGCCAGATATCTTGGGTGCGCCAGTCGTAAATCGGATAAGCGTTCCACGCATCACCGGCCACATTGGTGGTCCACATCTTGCCGTTAAAGGTCGGCTTGTCGGCGCGGGCCACGGTGCGGAAGCGGTTCAGGCTTTCGTCGGCACGAATACCCACGAAACAAGCGCAGGTCTTGCCGTCGGCGTACCACTGCGCGAAGGCCGGCACGAATTCTTCAAACGGCATGCCCTCATAGTAAAACGGATAGGCGCCTTTATCTGTCACGCTCATGGCGTCTGGCAAGCGTACCCAAAGGTCACGCTTGCTCTCGCCCCAGGCCGTCCATTCAGGCTCAATCTGGCTACAGGCGTTCCACGTCTTGATCGGCAGGGCGACCCAGTGCAGCTCGATCCACTCGGCGTACAGTTCGAACATCTGCTTGGCGAAATCCACCGTAAGGCCAATCTGGCATTCCCAGTCGATGAACAGGATGCCAATCTTCTGGTTGCGTTTTTTGGCCTCATCCATCACCAAGTGCAGCATAACCGTCGAGTCTTTTCCGGCGCTGAACGACAGGTAAATCTTTTCGAAGTGATCGAAGGTGTAGACGATCCGCTCCCTAGCCGCGACCAGTACATTTATTCCCAGTCCGCGCTTAGGCATTTTTTATCACTCGGGTGAAATTTTTGGTTCGGCTAACCACTTCAAAGCCAGCCGAAAGGAACGCTGGCAGGCTGGACGCTGTGCAGGTCGCTCGGAAAACTGGCGCCGGCTCCAGCAGCACGCGGTTCAGGATCGACCTGAAGCGCCCCATCCCGCGATAGGCCGGTTTGACATAGCAATCCCCAATCAGGCCTCCACGCAGCGAGGCGCAGCCAATTAATAGTGAGCCATCGCGACAAACAAACCACTCCTTGTCGGCATCATCATAGACATGAATGCCGATCTCTTTAGCAGCCTCTCGACTGCCAAAGATTGGCCCCATCAAGCGGTAAAAGTCTTTTGAGTCACGCGACAACGGCACGACGTGCATAGCTCTCTCCCCACTCATGAATCGCTTGATCAGCAACTGTATTGGCTGCGTCTTGTTGCTCCTGGCTCAGTGTGCGCCAACCCAGTCGCGTCATATCCTCCGATGCGCCGTGATTCAGTGCGCAGGCAGCCGCACCGATCCAGGCCTGGTGATTTATCACTGAGGCGGTCAAGTTGGATTCGCAGCTGTTCGGCCATTCTGCAATCACCCGCAGGCATGCCGCCTTGAAGCGCTTGCTGTCGATCATCAGATCTGCCGACGCTTGAACTGCCTCGGCGCGCGCCTCAACATCCAGCGTTTTCCACATCGGCCCGTCATACTCTTCGCACTTCAGGTAGTGGTGATAGACCCGCTTAAACTTGCGCTTCGTCAATTTCTTCTGCCTCATCCGTGAATGACTCCGCTTCCCACGCCTCTGAGAAATCCTCGTCGGCGAACAGTCCGGCCAAGCCGGTGATCTGCTGTAGGCGCAGCACCTCATCGGGCTCCATGCCAAGCTCTTTTGAAATACGCTCATCACTCCAGAATCGGCGCTTCAGCTCGACAACGATGTCCGACATGCTTTCGACCTTGTGCGCACCTCGGGCCCGGTTATGGCGGATCGTCGAGGCCATGCGGTCGTTCTTGTCTTGCTGTCCAGGATTGATCGATACCACCGGCAGATAGCCGTGAATGCGCTCGCGGACTAGATCAGATTCCTTGCCGACGCGGTGCCGGTGGAAGCCGTCCACGACCTCGATACCATTATTTGGCCAAGTGACGATGGGTTGTGTATAGCCGTCGCTAAGGATCGAGTGTTCCAGCAAGCGCATTTCAGGTGGCGCTACGCTGTTCGGGTTGTAGTCGTTAGCGTGAATCTGATCGTTCTTAACCCACTCGACGAAATCGACCGGCTCAGACTTGAAGGGGCTGTAGGCGTGAATCTGACGACGCAGCTCATTGATTGCCTCAATGCGAGCATCAATGGGGAGCGCCTCCAAGTATGAAAAGTCCAGAAGATCACGCATCAGCCATCTCCTGCTTGATCGCCCGATCGATGAACTTCGGCAGACGTGGACCGGGAACAAATACCGCAGGGCATGGCAGGACTTCGGCAGATTCGTAGATCGGGATTCCGAGGCGAACCGCCTCGATGATCTCGCCGATGGTCCCGCGAGACATCTGCCAGCCGGCGCAGAGGACGACGGCATCACAGCGCCGCATAAGTTCGAGGGTTGCATCCAGCCAGAATTTTTCGTCGCCCGGACGGATGATGGAATCCATGTGGGCTGTGTTCATGTGTGGCACTATCGGGCTCCATCCAAGTTGGGCTACCAGGCAGCCCACCTTCTTGGCCGACTGGATGTTGAGTTCGATGCCTTCACGCGTGGCGTGTCTATACGGACCTGCGACGTAAATGACCTTCATGTTCAGCTATCCCTAATAATTAGTGGCGCCGCTAATTTGCGCTCGCAACTGCATTATTCAGGAACACTGACATTAAAACAAGCTATCTGACTGTTCTTGTTGACGACAGCAGCGCTGTTTCTAAGCCGGCGAGGATAAACCTGTTTCAGCGCTGATAGAGCACAGCTTGAATGGCATCTCATGATATTTTACCTGGGTAGGTTTTTGTCAGCGCTCCATTGACGGCATGTCCGCGCCTCTGGACGATCCGAGCCAGCTTCTCCCGGTCCTTCTCGCTGTGGCTGGCCTGACTGAGCAAACCGAAATAGCTGTTTGCGGTTTCGCGCAGATCCTCGGCTGGTGCTGCGGCTGTGCGCTTCAGTGCCTGAGCTAGTGAACGTTTACGGGTGGTGCGCCTCCACGGCTTGATGACGTGACCAACGAAGTCGACGCCGCGATCCACGGGTTGCAGGATGGTCTTCGTCGGGTTCAACTTGGCGCCAAGGCTCGGCAGGAATGCTTCGACCTCAGCCTTCCAAGCGTTGAGCTGTTGCGGAG